GATGGAACTAACGAGGCAACGCAAACACCACCAGATGGAACTAACGAGGCAACGCAAACACCACCAGATGGAACTAGTGGGGAAACCCAAACACCACCGGATGAAGAAACTGTAAGTATGGGTGATCAAACCGCACCAGATGCGTCATCGCGTAAATATAGTGATGCTATAGAAAAAACCAAATCATCAAAATCAAAAATAGAAACATATGTAAACGAACGTGGTAAATTGTCTCTTGGAAAAACACCAACATTAACATTATACAAATTTGGCAATAGGTTTAAAGTAAAATATAGATATCCTTTTATTCCAAAAGAAAAATTAGATTTAGATTATAGTACAGAAATGAATATATCTACATTAAAATTTAATCCATCACCAATTTGGAATGATAAACCTAAACCATCTAAAAGATCTTTAATCCCAGGAAGAACAAAACATGATGAAGCAACATATGTTAAAGTGAAGTTTAATCTTAATTTAAAAGCACATAATAAATCTCGCATGCAAAAATTTGTATTAAGAATTCCAAAATTATCATTAACATTTTCTAAAAAAATAACTGAGGTCAAATTACAATTTAAAGATTTATATGAACCAGAAAACAATAAGATAATTAGAACAAACGGAAATAATAAAGAAGTTATTTTTTCACAAGCGATAGATATTGTTATTCCAGCAACACAAGAATGTGTTGTTAATAATATGGATTCTGGTGTTCATTCATCATTACAATCAATACAACACCGACAAAATATGGAAGCAAATCAAAGAATTAATAAATTAAAAGTAGATTTATCAAAATCTAAAATGAACGAAGGCGATGCAACATTATGTACAAATAAAATTCGAGATATGGAAGCCGATTTATTAGAAAATAATGCTATGACTATTTCTTATGATCCAGCTAGTAAAAATGTATATGTATCAAAAGTTGAGAATTTGACAGATTTTGCTGAAAGTTTAAAAATTAATTTAGATGAATTACATGATACAGATACACAAGATCCAATTGTTCATCAGTCAAACGTTGATAGTAATACAAGAACTACACAAATGGTAAAAGATAAAGGCATGGATAAGACGATTATGAGCAAAAGTCCTACTATTCAAACACCTAGTTTTATCAAGAAAAAAGTAACGCCGACACCATCTAATACTATATCCACTTCAACAGAAACTGTTCCTACTAAAGAAACATCAACACAATCCGAAAATGCATCAACAACTCCACCTGATGCGAAAACAGAAACATCAGAAGCAGAAAAAGATAAAACAGATGATTCGTCTAAAGCATCAGATAATACAGATAACGAAGTAATATCTATAATTGCTAGCGATATCCCTGATGCAGAAACACAAAATAAAGATGAAACGACAATACCTGATAAGAAAGAAGTATAAATTAATAATTTGTAGTAAAATTATTAATTAATTTTTTTGTAAATAACACGAATCGTATTTTTGTATTTTATTTTTGAAATCTATTAATGTTAAAATTATAGCGTCAATTCGATTTTCCATATCATTATCTGTAGTGTAAGTTTCTTTTAAAGAATATAATCCAGTTATAATTTTATTTATAAATACAATACATTTTTGTGCTAAAACATAGAATTCATTTATTTTTGTTTCAGCTAAATCTAATGATAATTTATCTAAAAAACCAACAAATAAATCGAATTCTTGTTCTAAAATAACATTGCATTTTTTTCTATCTTGTTCATAATACCATCTAGATACATATTGTCCCCATTTGTTATGGTCAATATATAAATTATCGTCAGTATCTTTTCCAAATTTATCGAATTTTTTCAATTTTGTAAATATATCTAATCGCTTTTCAAAATTCTGAAATGATTCTGTTAATTCTTTAATTTTTTCATTATTTTTCATACTAGAATCTGTAGAACTATCAAATATTTCTTCTGCAAAACATTGCCCTTCCATTCTAAACATTTATATATAAGTAATATTTTTTTATAAATATGGAATGTAATTTGGCCCACTATTTTCATAAATAGTTACTTTAAAAGCATCTTGATATCCTTCAACATATACACTATCTCCGTTATATAATTCATTACAACCATATTCATTTGTACAACTTCGACCCCCTTTACTAATTGGTAATTTTACAGCATTAAATTTATCACTCATCGTGTAATATTGGTTTTTACTTCTATTTGTTAATAATGGCCGTCCCATTAATGGTAAAATTGTTTCAGAACCATTTAATCTTGTTAAAATACCAACTTGTTGATATGTGCTATTATGTCCCTGTGTGGCAACATTGATTGGAATACCTCTTACATCGCTGGAATTTTTAGGATGATATACTCCATTTTTCACGGGTGGTAAAAAAGGATTGCTAAATATATTATTTATAGGAGGTATTCTGTTTAAATAATTGTACATAACATTATCATTTTGTTGTCGTTGCTGTTGTTTTTTTATTGTTATTTGCCATGGACTTTTCATTCCCAAATAACAAAAATAACCAACTAATCCAATTAAAAATATTATAAAAACCATTGTAATATTTTCAATACAAATCATACCGGGTTGACATCGTTTTCCCATTTATATAAATAGTAAATTTTTTTATTTTTTACCACTCTTCAATTTTGCTAATGTTCCCTGTAGTGGTGCCATCATTTTTTGTATTTCTCCTAATTGCGGCATACTTTTAATTGCTGATTGTGCTGTTTTAATTAAAGGTCCCATGTCTTTTAAATTTCCCATTAATTCTTTTTGTTGGTCCACTAATTTTTTGGTTTCACTTGTTAAACCGCGCACGCCATCTTTTCCTAACATTTCAGATAAATTATCATACGCTTGTTCAACAGTTGCGGCATAATCTACACGTTCGCCGATACGTTCATCTCGTCCAACATTTTTTGGTTTACTTGTTGGGATATTGCGTTGTGTATATTTTTCTTTTCTTTTTTTGCTTTTTCGTTTTTTTCTTCCTTTCATTCCTTCATATACACTTTTACTAGCAAATACGACATTAGTAGCTATAATAGCTATTAATAAGTTGATAGTCATATTTTTACTAAAATAAGTAGATAATAAACCAATAACAATGAAAAAGGTCAATGATTCAAAATCTTGATTATTTAAAAATCCTAAAATATTTGTAATAGCTAAAACTAAAACAACATACAATACAATTTTATTCTTTAAAAAATTAGGTGTTTTCAATTTCATATTATATAAATTATATATAAAATAAAATTAATAAATTTATTCTTCTTCTTCTAAATGGTCCATACCTTCTACGTCTTCTTCGTTTTCCATGTTTTCAACTTCATCCGCAATTTCACCTACCATGTTTGCGATTTCAGCTTTTTTAGCAGCTTTTGCTTTACAAGCATTCAATTCAGGGTCCCATTCTTCACCTTCTTTACATTTTTGTTCTTTATCGTCTGCCTCATCCATTGCTTCCTGTGCTTTTTCTCCTGCTTTAGCAGCGGCAGCCTTCATGATTGCTGAAACATCCGCATTTTCTCCAGTTTTGAAGCTTTCATGAACGCGTCCACAACCATAAAAGAAATTAGCTACGAATAAACCGCCCAACAATGCAAGAACTTTATTTTTCAAAAAATGATTAACAACTAATGCTGAAACAGCAAAAGCTCCTAAACAAGGATATGACCGTGTAGTAGCATATCCAGCTACATTAACAACAGCCAAAGCAGCTACAGCATAAAAAACAAGTTTATTGTTTAATAATTTTTTAACATCTTTCATTACCATTATATATAATTTAAATAAAAAAAATTGATATATATGTAATTTAATTAAATTAATTAAATGTCAAAATATTCATTATGTATTATTGAACCATATTTTTCAGCGTTTCATGGTCCATGGGAACGAAGGAATTTGCCAAATAAATACAATGGTACGTTTATTTGTCAACATACAATTGAACTATTTGAATTTTATAATGAACCGGAAGATTTACAAGAATTGATATATCATATGGAAAATTGGATACGTTATGCTGAACAAAATTATCATATAAATCATCCAATTATTGAAAATTTTTGGAAACTTCATAAAAAAAAATATTTTTGTCAATTGAATATTGCTAAAACATACGAGACTGAAAATGGAGAATTAATATGTATTCCAAAAACATTTTGGTTGCGTCTATTTCAACGAAAATGGAGAAATTATATTGCTAAAAAAAAGAAATTAATACAAAAACGAAAGAATCCTAAAGAATTGTTCTATAGGCAAATTTATGGGAAATGGAAATAAATTATATATGTATTATTTATACATGGAAATTACATATGTAAAAGGGTTATTTTTGCTTTTTTTAATTGTATCTGGAAACTTTATAGGAAACACTTTAGGGTGTCAAATTCAACATTTATTTACGTACAGTATGAAAGTGAAAGAAATTTTAATATTTTTATTAATATATTTCACACTAAATATTGTTGATAATAAATCTTTATCACCATTTGAACATATGAAAATATCATTCAAAATTTGGATTTTATATATGTTATTAACTAGAATGAACGTCACATTTTCAATAATGGTGTTCTCTTTATTGGCTATAATTTATGTATTACAACAACAAGTTGATTTTAAAAAAGAGCACGATGATTTAACAAAAGAAGAAGAAGAAAAATATAATAAAATCATGTCAATACTTGAAAAATTGGCAATGTCTTTGTCTGTTGTTGGTTTTGTAAGTTATTTAATTGCCAAAAAACATGAGTATAAAGGTAAATTTACATTATACAAATTTATTCTAGGAAAACGAGAATGCCGTGGAATAAATCATTTAAAATATTAATATTTTAATATGTAAATAAAAATATTAATTTTTTTTTGAATAAATAATGATAATACCAGATAAAATTAATAGTGTTCCTAATATTGTATATTTATTATATGTTTCATTATAAAAACAAATGCCAAATAAAGTAGTAAATAAAACCAATATAGTTGAATATGTTATATAGGTTAATCCTAAAGGAATAGTTTTTAAAGCTATAGCGAAACAATAAATACATATAAGAAATGTTATAGAACCAATTACAGATGGTACGATTTTTGTAAATCCATTAGATTTTTTAGCCATGATATTCCCAATACATCCACAAATAACAGCAATAGTTAAATATAAATAACCTTTATTCATATATTATTATGTTTGATTTATTTTCTTTTTTTCTTTTTTTTTGAACCTTTTTTTTTACTAAAAATTTTAATCTTTTTAAATTTATTTTTAACGCGTCTACGTGTGGATTTGCTTCTAGATTTTCTGGAAGAATGTTTGTATCCACCATCAAGCGCATTCACATCGGTTTCGGTTTGTTTTGTCTCCAGAGTTGGAACTGGTCTTTCCGGAACTTTTACTTCTTGGATTAAGGGAACACTATTATCTACAACAGCACCTTGTCTTTGTAATGCTCTTGAAGGATTTTGTTCTACAGTTGACCCTTCTTTATTATCACACATATTTTTCATATGATCAGTAGTTGTTTTAATTTTTTTCGCTAATTTTAAATTTTCTTGTTCTTTTTTGAAAATAGTATCCATTAAATCTTGAATTTTTACATTTATGTTTTTCATATCTTCTTTACTTACATTTGCGTCATTCATAGCTTTATTAAATTGTGATTTGCTTTTCTCCAATTTGACAGCTAATTCTTTTTTTTCTCCAAAATTTGTAATCAATTCTGTTGTGCATATTTCTATTATTTTTATATCTTCTATTATAGAATTTAATGTTTCATTCATCATTACCTTTTGACCTGTATATGATTTATGTAAATTATCTAAAGCATCTAATACGGTTTGTGCCGAAGCCATAATATATATACTATAATTATTTATTTTTATTTATTAAATTTGATAATTCATCGCGAACATTATTCATTCGTTTCATAATTTTTTGCTGTTGGAATTTAGTTCGTTTTACCATTTCTTCTGAAAGTCCTGCGTCTTTCCTAGTTTTTTCTAAATAATCCAAAATCAATTTCATTTCGCGTTGTTTATTTTCTTCTTGTTTGACAATATGATCTTTATATTTTTCGTAATCTTCATGAACTTTATCCAAAAATGTATTGTGTTGTTTTACTCTATCTAATTCATATAAGCGGTTCATCATTTTTTTTTTGTTATTTTTTATTTCGCACTCAATCTGGTGTAAAATCATATCTTTTTTAGCAGCATCCATATTTATAATATATATACAAAATAATATAATTATTAAAACGATTACATATTGTAGGTGATTTTAATAATTATTTTATTTTTAATAGACTATTTGTAGTTATATAATTAAATATATATTGTAAAATATTTAAATCTAAACTGATATTACAAAATATTTAGGATGTCTAAAAATTTAGAAGAACCTCTACTCTGCGAAAACCCTAATCGGTACGTAATGTTTCCCGTTTCTGACCATGATATATGGGGAATTTACAAAAAACAAATGGACTGTTTCTGGCGAACAGAAGAAATTGATATGTCAAAAGATTTATCACATTGGAATACGCTCAGCGAAAAAGAAAAACATTTTGTGAAGCATATTCTGGCATTTTTTGCCGCTTCAGATGGAATTGTCCTTGAAAATCTGGGACAGCGATTTCTAACTGAAGTACAATTACCAGAAGCAAGGGCTGCGTACGGATTTCAATTAATGATGGAAAATATTCATAGTGAAACGTACTCACTTTTAATCGACACGTTAATAAAAAAAGATGAAGAAAAAACAAAGTTATTCAAAGCAATAGACAATTTCCCTTGCATTAAAAAAAAGGCAGATTGGGCATTAAAATGGATTGGTGACAATAGGTCTTCATTTGCAACAAGACTAGTTGCATTTGCATGTGTAGAAGGTATATTTTTTTCTGGTGCTTTTTGTTCAATTTATTGGTTAAAGAAACGTGGGTTAATGCCCGGATTAACTTTCAGCAATGAATTAATATCTCGCGATGAAGGAATGCATACTGATTTTGCTGTTATGTTATTTTCCAAATTAATGAAAAAAACAAAAAAATCAAAAATATACGAAATAATAAAAGAAGCAGTAACTATTGAAAAAGAATTTATTTGCGAAGCATTGCCTTGCAAGTTAATAGGTATGAATGCTAACTTGATGAGTCAATATATTGAATTTGTAGCAGATAGGTTGGTAGTTCAATTGGGATTTGAAAAAATATATAAAACAAGTAATCCATTCGACTTCATGGAAATGATTTCTTTGGAAGGCAAGACAAATTTCTTCGAAAAAAGAGTAGGTGACTATTCATTGAGTAGTGGACAAAAAAGTGATGAGGTTTTTAACATGGATGATGCTGAGTTTTAATTATAATAATATCTAATTTAATAAATATTATTATATAATTTATTTTCTTTTGGTTTTTTGTTTAATTTTTTTTCTTTTTCTTTTGGTTTTTTTTTTCCCACCATTTAATCGTGTAATTGTTGGGCCACTGGTAATATTTGCTAATTTTTGCGAACCAATATCTAAAGCTGAACTAACACCCATTATTCCAACGGTTGCTGCTGGTGCCACTGTTAAAGCATTTGCTAATGTTCCAGAACCACCAGTAACCATTGTTAAAGCAGTAGCTTGAATAATATGTTTTGCGGTATTGGCATTATTTATTCTTAAATTCCCTCCTTTAATGAGAGAAGTAACCTTATTAAAAATTATTTTCATATTGTTTCTAAGTTTAGCCGCGTCTGATGCTTTATTATTTAATTTTAAATTAATATTATCAATAGATTTCATAGCATTATCTATATGTGTATCTATGCCATTAGGGTTTATAAATAAACCAAATAAATTCATAAGCGTATCATATGTTCCTTGTGGTCCTATTTCTTCTCGAATTTCTTTTACTATATCTTGAGTTTCTGCTAATATAGCAACCAAAACATTATTAATATGACAATCAATCACATTATTTAAATTATTGGTTTGAATTATGTTATCTAAGCCTTCTTTCTGATCTTTATCATTCTTACCATTGTTCTTTTCTATATCTTTATATATTTGTATTGCTTTATCATTGGCTTTTTTTTTGTTTTTGTTTTGTTCTTCTAATGTTCCTGGTAATTTAAGTATAACATCTGTATTTAAAACATTTTTATTAGCAGAATTAAATGTTAATTGATTGGGATTATATATTTGACATTCATTTCCAAATGGATTTCTAGCAATATTGCCGTATACCATGGCTAGATGTGGATGATTATTATCGATTGCTTCATAACCTGCCTTAACAAATTCTTTTCGCACATGTCTTACCGTTTTTTCGATAGTAACATGTTGATCATAACTAAGAAGACTATAAGCACCACCTAATACTAATAAACCGGCATATATTATAACTGGAGGCATACCACCCTTTTGTTTATTTGATTTTTTTTTACGAGATTTTTTACGAGATTTTTTACCTAATTTTTCATTAATCATTATTGGTAAACTTTTGATAGCTAAAGTTACTGATTTTTTTATGTGTTTTATATAATCTTTTGAAATATTTTTTATACTTTTATTTTCTAAAAATCTATTCATTAACCAAAAAGTTAATACAGTTTTATTTTTCAATAATTTATTTATTAAAATTTTTTTTGATAATTTATCCATATATTATATATAAATATATAATTTACGACCAATATGCTGAACCTTCAACTCTTAAATGATTTTTTGGTATATCTTCTTTTAATGGATTTATCCAATAAGAATTTTTATATTTATTAACGGTTTCATTATTTTTCCATCGGTTTCCATTAATACCAAAAAATAATTGTAACGCACCACCAACGTATATACAACTTTTATTTAAATCTTTATAAATATAATTTGAAATAGGCATACCATAACCACCACAACTAACTAATGCTATATCAAAATCATCTTTTTTCTTTGTCACTTCATTTTTAAAGTAATTAAAATGATGAACCCAATCAATATTATCACCATTTCCTGCTAATGTCATAGGTGGTCTTAATAAAACAAATTCATTATCATTAAATATTTTATGTGGATAGTAAATAAAATTAAGGTCTTGTAATTGTTTTTCAACACTATGTATATGACTGCTAATAATTAGAATTCTTTTACCTTTTATACTTGTAGGTATTGTATAAGAAATATTTCCCAAATTATATTTGGATTTATCAAAAAAATAATATGGTTCTAATCCACACGCGTGAAATGTTTGTTTAAATGGTATATCTCTTGATAAATATTTATAGAAATCTTCAGCCTGACTATACATGCTTTTGTCCCATACCCCCAATAAATTACAATTTCTTACTGCTTCTAGATATGTTGTTACATAAGTAAAAGCTGAGCTATTATTTGTAATACAAATACCTGGAACAGTAGACATATATGGTATCATTCGTTTCCAATCTTTTTTTGCCAAATATAATCCGCAAAATCTACTTTCATTACCGGATAATCTACCAATAAAAAATTTACTATTCGTACTTGTTGCAATAGAAATAGTATTTTGTAATTTTTTAAAACCTTTCATTCGTTCTTGAACTGTATATTCTTGTTTTAAGAATTGCATTTAATAAAGTATTAATATAATATTTAAATTGATATAATGATAAATAATTAAATACATAATATAATGGATAAATTAAAAGTAGTAGTATGTGGAACAATAAAAAATGGTGCGAAAACGATAGAAAAGAATATTAATAGTTTATTGGAATTACAAAAATATTGTTTGGATTTTAAAATGGTATTATATGAAAATGATTCTACGGACGGAACAACCGAAATATTAAATAAAATGAAATCTGAAACAATACATATAATAAGTGAGCAAAATATAAATGTATTGGGAGGAAGAACAGTAATATTATCCTGGGGAAGGAATAAATTATTAGAATATATAAATAGAACATTTTCCGATTATGATTATGTAATAATGAGCGACTTAGATGATGTTCTAAAGGGTTTTAAAGGTAAAATGGTTCAAAAAGAATTTGAAAAAGATTTGAGTAAATGGGATGTTTTAACTGCTAATTGTATTGGACCATATTATGATATATATGCGTTACGGTCTAAAAAAAATAAAATATGGGAATTAGATTTACAATATGATTGTTGGGATATGATCAATCATTCGACAAAATTAGGATTTAATAGAGGATTATCTACATTAATACACGTGGGTAATTTTCAAAAAATAATACCAATAAAAGAACAATTAATAAGAGTTGATTCTGCTTTTGGAGGTATGGGAATTTATAAAATGTCAGTAATAAAAAATTGTTATTATAATGGAATAATGGAGGAATGTTCATGTAAAGAATATTTAAATCAAGATTATCATTTCATAATGGGTAAATGTTTACCGACTACTTGTGAACATGTTTCATTTCATAAGCAGATAAGAGAAAAGAATAATGGAAGAATATTCATTTGTCCATCATTATTGGTATATGCAGAACCACAGCATATTGTTAAAAAGAATTAATAATTATTTATAAAATCAACCCAATATTTCAGCATCAATTTTTGTCTACTATTTTTAATTTTTTGTTCAGCTAATTTTTCAAGTAATTCTAATGAAATAGAATCCCACGAATTTAATATAATAACAGGCATATCTTTATAAATTAAATTAAGCGATGAAGATCTAACAACAGGAAGACAACCTAAACACATAGCTTCGTAAGTTCTATGACAATCTAAACCATTACCATGTGGTGAAATAATATATTTATAACCACTACATAATTTCCATGTAGTATTTCTATCCTGTCTTTTGTTTAAGAATATATTAAATTGTTTACCTTTTAAAGCATCATTCGCCAGGTATCGATCTTTTCCGTGACGATTAAACATTTGAAATTGATAAAAAGAAAATGATTTATTAATGCGTTCATAAAATGAATGAGAAGATTTATATAGTTGATCTATTTTATTATCTTGTTGAACCGCGGTTTGTATTGGTCCCCACCAATGAATATTTTTCTGTAGAGTATGATAATCTAATCCCAATGGTATTGGTATAATTTTATTATTTAGTTTATGATAATCATAATTTTGTGTAAACCAATATGTAATTGATGTACTTTTTATAAAAAAACGTTCTATATAGTTAATTCGATGAAAATTACTTATTTCACAGGGAGCGCCTTTTACACACGCACCAGTTATTAACTTAATTGAAATGTTTTTTCGTTCTAATATTGGTAAAATCAATTTAGTAAAATGATGTAATGCTGATGTTATAACATATACTTTATCACCCTGTTTAATATTGTAATAATATAGAGGATTAAAAGTCATTGTATCCGATTTTATAGTTGGTGGAAAAACATCACAATTTTGTGCAATTCCACGAGATGAAACATATTTACAATTCTTTTCAATGTCTGTCATTAAATATATTAATTATTTAATTTTATATATTTAATCTAATTTAATATATTACCACTATTATCTATTTCTACCCAATCCAAATCTTTAATATAATTATATTGTGTTTCAAGGCTTATGTCATTTACAATAGTTCTATTAAAATGTGGCATCCACGCATCTATTACTTCCAAAATCTTTAAGTTATCATTTAATAAATCATTTCGTACATAAAAAGCATTTAATCCTTTAACAACGGCAACCAATGAATAATTTTTTTTTTTCATAATATTAGTAGTGCCTAATAATGAACCACCACAATACATTCCAGAATGATGTTCATTATGTCTTATAAAGTTTGGTTTGTATTTTACAGTAACAGAACGATAAGGTCCAATAGAGCTACAAAATTCAATACAAACAACTCTAGGCTTTACGCATGTAATTGTATCAAGTATATGACAGTCATTTCCATCAATATCAATAGATAAAAAATCTATTTCACCCATAAAATATCTGCTTATTATAGTATTTATATTTTTTTTAGTAATAAAAGCATTTTCAAAATGAATTGTTTTATCTGTAATTTGCTGATATAATCGTTTATTAATTTTAAAATACATTTCTTTATTTTCTTTGAATAATTCTTTGGAATTTAGAATTTGACGGTATAAATTTTTTGATAATTTTGCACATATATTTTCCCCAACCATTTGATTGTATAACTGGTTGGATACCTCACAATGGGTTTTATTTCCATCTATAAATAAACCACTAAATTCATGATTTATAATTAAATTTAAAGAATTATTTTCTTTAATACCAAACCCAAATTCCACAAAAATTTTATTAGTAAATCCTATTTTATTGAAAATATGATTTATAATTCCATCTTCACCATTTTGAGAATAACATTTTTTTTCATATTTATTTATCATATTATTATAATGTTTTTTTTCAGGTATTTTATACATATAATAAAATATTCGGTTATTATTTAAATATTAAAAAGTTAATTATATTAAAATGGCATATAAAATTGGCATAATAATACCAACAACAACTACTGGACGAAATTGGAAAGATGTAAAAGAAACATACTTGTATAATATTTTTATGAAATCATTTCTCAACACGTATAATAAAGAATATAATTATACAATATATTTAGGTATAGATGATAATGATAAGTTATTTTCAAAAGAAAATGAAAAATCCGTTATCAAAAACTTCGAAAATATAATGCCTACTGTTTCCATTGAATTTGTTAGTATGAATGGAATTGAAAAAGGATGGGTAACTAAAATGTGGAACCGATTATTTAAAAAAGCATATGATGATAATTGTGATTATTTTTATCAATGTGGGGATGATATTACATTTATTAATATAGATTGGACGAAACAATCTATAAGTAATTTACGAAATCATAATAACGTCGGATTAACTGGTCCATTGGATTATGGTAGAATAAGAACAAATCCTAGATCATGTTTACCAGGTGGCGAACGTTTTATTCAAACACAGACCTTTGTTTCTAGGAAGCATATGGAGACGTTTGGATTTTTTTTTCCACCAGAAATCAAAAATTGGTTTTGTGATGATTGGATTACAAAAGTTTATTATCCAGATTTTTTTTATCCAATGAGAAATAAATTCATTATTAATCAGGGTGGTAATCCTAGATATAACCCATCGGGATCATTATATCCAAATGATCCCGTGAAAAAATTATGTGAAGAATTGATAAATAAACATAAATTACTTCTTACCAAATAAACCACCCATACTTCTAAAGTGTTGTGTGGCTTTTGAATATACCCTACTTGGCTTTCCAAAATTAACAGGTGGAACACCTTTTGTCATTTTTTTAGGCGGAGCGTTCATACTTTCAAAGGTATCTACATTAATCATAAATACATTTTCTTTTTCATCTTTTACATTATATTTAATTTTTGATAATGTTTTTAAACCATCCAAACCAGTATCATTCCAAAAAGCTTTCCATGTTTCTTGTTGAGCGTATAATTTTTTTTCACCATGATATAACAAAACAATAGACCTGTCTTTATAAGGATAAAATTGCGAATAATCTATTATGCCTTTAGTTTTCACCCATCTTTGTTTTAAAGCATTATCTTCGTATCCCCAACCCCATATATTTGGAAATCCATTAATTTTTTCAAAATCACTACCTTTTATAGCTATGATACCACCTAATGTTTGTTTAAATCCAAAAAAATGTTTTACTTTTCCAAATGAAGTATTAAAATCACAAGTAGTTTCATCATAAGGTAATGTATCAATATCATTGAAAATAAATGTAATTTTTTTATAATCATCTGGATATTTTTCTTTAGCATGTAAAAATCCAATATTTTTAGTAGCTCCACGGTTAAATGGTCTGGTATCAGTTTGATGAACAAAAAACATATCATACGAATGTTTTTTTAATATATGTTTATATTGATTTACAAAAACAATTTTATGTTGTTCTCTGTCACGGTAAGGTATAATAAATATTTTTTTTGGTATTTCACTCATCTTATATATTACGAATATTTTTCTATAATTACAGTTGGTATTAATTGTGCTTTTTTATTAATAAGTTTTTTGTAACATTTATTAATTGTAACTTCACTAATAGTGCTGACGTTATATACATCTTTTTTGCTTATATTTAAATGACAAGTTTGTGCTACAAAATATATAATACCAGCAGCAACCGAATGTGGAGTATTTTCAGGTATAATATTTTTCCGATCAATTTGCAATGCTACAAATTTAGACAACTTTGTTAATTCTATATTGATATTTAACTTACTACAAAATCGTTCAATAAAATTTATAGGTTTTGATTTTCCTAAAAAGGTTTTTTTATTTTTAATATCATCTGTTTCTAAATTATTGAGCAGATGTGTTGCGTTTTTACAACCTTTAGTGCTACTTGATGTATCCAGTTTAAATATTACAGCAATTTCTTTAGCTGTTCTTGGAAATAAATTTACACGACATGCTATATATATTGACGCCGCAATTATACCATCTCTATTTAAACCTCTAAATGTTCTCATTTCAGATATTTTTTTGTGTTGTCTTAAAGCTTCGTCGATGATAATTTTAGGAATACCTGATTGTGTTGCAAGAATTTTAATTTTTTCAAACTCATCATACAATGCCTTTTCTGTATATGGCATAGATTGCCATTCTGTATATCTTCTTATTTTTTTCATTTCATAACTTGATCTATGTCCACATACTACTTTACATCCATAAGACGATTGTTTCAACAATGGATTTATAGGCATTCCGCATCTTGTAGGGTCTTTAGAATTGTTGTCATCAGCACCATAATATCTCCATTCAGGTGATTGATCTAAAATATCCTTGTAAATAATACCACATTTAGAATTAGTGCATACTGGGAATTGTTGTTCTGATAATAAAACGGGATGTTGACATAAATCACAAGTAGTTTTAATATTTTTTTCATCAAATACACATTCCATTTTTTCATTAATTTCATCATCGAATTGTTTCCATAAATCAAATTTATTTTTTTTAGATAATTTTTTCTTTATTTTTTTTGTAATACTATTATTCATTATAATTTACAATATAATAATTCTATGTTTTTAATTCAATTTTAATATTTATTTTATTATATAAATTTATATGGGTGCAAATCAAAGTACATCAGGAGGACCAAAAAATTCAAATTCAAATTTAAAAAGCAAAAGCAAACCACAAACAACAGTTAGTGTAATGCATAAGGCAGTATCATGGTATTTATTTAATTCTAAATTATCCAAATTAGATGACCCAACATATTGTGAAGATTTAATAATATTAACGTCTGATGTTTTAGACAAAGTATTAACACTAAAAGAAGTTACATATTTAGATCAACATATAAAAGGAGAAAATGTTATTGATAAAAAAAAAACAGAACGATTAATGTATGGTTGGAATTCAGGAAGTGATACTAGAAAAAATATTAATAAAAGAGTTCAAGATTTTAAGGTTTATGATAGTGTCAAAAAAAAAAGAATGTGTAAAGGTATTGCTAAATTTTATGTAAAATTTGGTCATTTATTCAATGCTATACACAAATCCATAAATCCACAATGGGTATATTACGATGAAGATGAAAAAGGAAAAAAAATAAGAATACAAGTTTCGGACAGTAGTAAAATTCCAAGCAATAAAAGACATAATAGAAAATTAGTAAGAGATTCTTTATGTAGTAATCGAATTCATGCTTTATATGCTGATATGGTAAAAGATACTATAGATGGTAAAGAAGTTGATATGGCTAAAATAAAAATGGATATTTGTGATATGAATAAACCAAAAAATAAGCAAAAAAATAAAGTAAAATCAAAAGTTGATTTAAATTTAATAAAAAAACGAATGGTAGAAGGAAGTAGAGAAAGAAGTTCAGATAGATATGATATACGAGGAAGAAGTAGAGAAAGAAGTTCAGATAGATATGATATACGAGGAAGAAGTAGAGAAAGAAGTTCAGATAGATATGATATACGAGGAAGAAGTAGAGAAAGAAGTTCAGATAGATATGATAAACGTGAAAAAAGTGTTGATAGATATAATCAACCACGACAAGAAATAAAGAGTGATAAAGGTACCTCAATTAGTTCTTCATCATCAGATAAAGTATTATATGCCAGACCATATAGACGACAACAATCAGCAGGTGCTAAAATAGTAGCCAATGATGAAAAAAGTTTATTTAATGAAATAGGTATTCCTGAATTAGAAAAGTTATATTATGACGAATATAACATAGACAATCATAAATATAGTGGTATGACAATTGAATCTAAAAAAAAATACAAAGAAGATTTGGAAATTTTTTATAAAGCTTTTACAGGTCAAGAAAAAATACCTGAAGGAATTAATAAATTTTCACATATAAGATTAAAAAGTTATCATAAAGATGCTATTTGTTCTAATCCTGATTTAAGTTGGCAACGAAAATCAATAATCAAATTTGATAAATCAAAAGCATCCTCAGAATTTGATATATACGCAAAACATTTAGCTACTATGAGTAATAATACTTTTAAATATGAAAACCAATTATTATCTATTTTAAATAAATTATTTTCAAAAGATTCCGCTCCAAGTTATACTGAATATGGACATAAATCTAAAAAAAAAAATAATGTTATTATTAATCCTAATTTGGATGAAAAAAATTTACAGACAATAATAGATGAAACGCGTAAAATTTTAGTAGAAATGTATGTTAATTGTCATAAAGATTTTTTAGAGGGTAAACAAAAATTTGAAGCTGTTTTAAATCGCATTGGTATAAATACCCAACTAGCTAGATTGAAAGAATTAACTAATGAACAAAAAAAAATGCAAATAGAATTAAGAAAAAATTATACATAAATTATCATAATATAATCTAATTGTAGTATATATTATGAATCAAGCTATTAATAATGATATAAAAAATAACGCAGATAATTTAAAAAAATCAATACAAAATGAAGTAAATAATATAAGTCAAACATCTATGGAAATGGGAAGAAATATTAGTAATACGGCGAAGGATGCCGCATTAAAAACTGAACAACTATCGAGAAAAACATGGTCTCAAGCAGAAGGCATTGCCAATGACGCTAGAATAAGAACCACCAATAAAGCAAATGAATTGCAAGAACAAGCAAAAAATAAAGCAAATGAAATCCAAGAACAAGCGGTGACTAAAGGCAAAGAAATACAACAACAAGCCATTGATACAGCAAAAGATGTAAAAGAAAATGTAGAAGTAGCTGTATTGGGTAAAAAAGAAGAAGGCTGGTTTAAAAATCCATTACAGTTTTTTAAAATGCCAACGTTAGCAAATATAACAAATAAGTTATCTCCAAAAAATTTATTTTGTAGTAGTTCAACATCTTCACTACCATCCATTAATAATACAATAGACCAATTTGGTGGTGGTGGAAATGGAAAAAAAGCTATAAATGATTTATTACAATATAATTTAGTAAAACGAGAAAAAATATTAAATATATTATTCGAAGATATTATGATTATAGTATCAACTGGTAAAAAAGTTCCAAAAAAAAAAGAAAAAAAAGTGTTACAATTAATACGGGAAGTTGAACTAATTAAAACAAAAATTAAGAGAATAAATCAAATGGTTCGATTGGTTAAAAAAAATAAATTAGGAAGAACGAAAGGAAAAACAAAGAGAAGAAAAACAGCTAGAAAATCGCGTAAAAAAACAAGAAAAAGAAGAAAAAGTAGAAAATTAAGAAAACGCAAAAAGAAAACAAAAAGAAGAAAAAAATAAAAATATGTTATATTTTTATATGTATAAAAATAAAACAAAATCGGGACATATAAGTAGAACAAAAAAGTTTTCAAATATAAAAAAAAGTAAAAGAAATATTACTAAAAAGAAAAAACCTAAATATAAACCTAGTAAAAAATTTTTAAAACAACAACAAATGAATGCAAAATTAAATTCAAAACTATTTGTTCAATTACAAAATAATATTAATAAACCTCCAACACCTCCCACTATTGGAGCAATAATGAATAAATATATACCATTAATGAAAAAAATGTTAAAAAAAAAGAAATATGTTGAAGCAGCAAAATATAATTACTTTATTTTAGCAGCAATGGCTACATATGCTCCTGTAGAACCCGTGTTCGATAAAGGAACATTAATGGAAAAACCTTTAGGTCCTATATTATCAAATGTTGATACACATGTAAAATATCACACTGGTTATGCTTATCCAAAAAAACCATCGCCAATAAAATTCACAAGAAAAGATAAAAGAAAACTAAGGAAACGAAAAACAAGAAGGATCAAATCAAATAAATAACGTATTATTTTTAATATTAAATATTTTCATATTAAAAATGATTAGAATTATATTATCTGCTTTATTTTTGTTAAATGCTATATTTTGGGGTATATATCCTGTAAGCGAAGATAGTCCTTTATCAAAAATATTGCATTTTTTTGGATATGAACATACGGCACCATTTATATTACATTTAATAATCGGAATATTATTTTATATTTTAGCAATAGTAATATGTCAACAAAAAACAATTCAACATTTGTGGTTTTAAGGCCTTGACATTAATTTTGATAAAATATAAATAAATAATACACCAACACCAATATTATAAACAGATGAAAAATTTTTAACAATGGTATTTTTAGATATTAAATTATTATTGATATTGGAAAAACCTTCAACATCTCTTTTATTAACATAATAACATTTTTTTGTTCTTGACCCTGCTTTTCCAACAAGTTGACAAGATTGAACACATTCAACATTCGGTCCATCCAAAAAAGAAGATAATATATCAGTAGGAATCATGGCAATCACATTTTCAGCCACACCCGGTATTAATCCTCTTCTTCCAGGTATAACATTTCCTTTTGGTATATTATCGACATATTTCATCATATCAACTTCTTCACCACCCGATTTACAAGTTTGTCCAGTTTTAACAAAAAAAGAATTCCCTAAAGGCCGATCATAGCCTGATTTATTAGCATCACTTCTACCATCAAAAATAATACCAGCATAAGCGCCCAATCCAGCAATATTTGCTTTTAATTGGTCACCAGCAGTACCCATACCCATTTCATCAGCACCTTTTATTTGTGTATGATATTTATAATTTGGTCCTATTATCCCAGGTTCATCGTAACCCATATATATTATTATAAGATATAATTATCAAAAAAAAATAAAAAAATATTATAATGAATATTTCAACAGAATTAACAATGCCTAATGATTTAACAATATCAAATGAATGTCGTATATGTTTTGAAACACAAACTCTAGATAATATTTTTGTACATCCATGTGCTTGTAATGGAACTAGTAAATATGTTCATGTAAAATGTTTACAAAAATGGAGGAATACTACCACAAATTTGATTGCTAAAAAAAGATGTATGGAATGTCATGTTTTTTATAAAATAGTAAAAGAATATCCAAATGAAAAACATATGTGTAAATGTGATAAGTATACTTATCCTATTATAATTATATTTGGGGGATTAATTTTGATCATTTCTTATGTTACTTTTTTATTTGAAGTAATATTCAATAATTATTACTATTCTACATTAATTATAACATTTACGAATAAACAGAATGATGAATATAACATATTATTAATAAATAATCCTATAACAGTAATAACTTATTATTCTTCTATAACACAATTTAATATAAATGTTTGTTTATCTATTTTTTACTTTTATAATTTATACTTTAACATTTACCGTAAAAAACATTATATTAAAAAAACATTATTGTATACATTATTTAATAATGTATGGATGTTTTATCCACAAGCAATTTATTACTATTATTCAAATGATTTTCAATCCTTCATTGATTATGCAACGCTAGGAAATGTATTGACTATCTTTTTTTGGTTCTTCTTTTTTTATAAAGAAAAAAAGATAATAAAATACATGAATACCAAACTTAACAATCAAATTATAAAAAATTATGAAGACAATGATATTATCTAAATTATTATATATAATGATTATCTCTAATAAAAATAAAAAGTATATTATTATTATTTTAATTATGACTGTATTTTTTATGTGTATCATTAATTCAAAAATAAAAGAAAATTATAATAATATTAATGGGAAAGTAATACATGGGAGTGGTATATCTACTAAAATGGTAGATTATCCTACCGCGAATATGAAAAATAATATTGGATTAGATTGTGGTGTATATTCAGGGGTTAGTAATTATGGTAAATGCACTATAATTTCATTAAATAAAACAGAAGACTTAGAAGTTCATATACATAATTTTAAAAAAAATATTTATAATAAAATATTAAAAATTAAAAATATAAAAAAAATACCAACAAATACTTCAAGTGCCATAGATTTAATAAACAATGGATGTAATGATAATACAAATAATAATGATATATTGGAATATGATAAGGTTAAAAATTTATTAACGAATACAAATATTAATAAATTATTTTCAGATATAAAGATTAATTAGCTCATTTCTTTCATTTTAGCATTTGCTTTTTTATCAGATTTTTTACTTGTGGCATTAATACTTTTTTCATTTGTTATTGTTCTAGTTTTATTTTCATCAACATCCTTTTTTAATACTTTTAATACATTATCTACATTAGTAATAACTTTATCTAAAGATTTAATTTTAGCGGAATTTATATTAACCACTTCATCTCTATTTTTTTCACATGAAAGACCTTCTACCAAATTCAATTTTTTGAATATATTATGAATAAATAATGTAATAAGTAATAGAATTAAAAAATACACAAACATATATATTTATATTCTATTTTATTTTAACTAAATTGTTCATCTAAACCATCATTTGCTTTTTTATTATTAGTTGATAGTGTTATATTTTCTTGAACTATTTTAAACATTTCATCATAAGCTTTTTTAACAATTGATGTTTTTTTATTTAATTGTTTAATTTTTTCTTTATTATCTAAAATTTTAACACATAAGTCTGGTTTTTTAGCTACACATGCGTCTTCTACTTTTTTAAGACCTTCTCTAATTTTATTAAAGTATAAATCATACAAAATAATAGATCCTACTATTATTAAGCCAATTAAAATATTATTCTTCATTATATAAATAATAATATTTATTTTCTATTTGTAATATAAATGCTAAATTTAAAATCTCGAAAAGTAAAAAACAGAGGAAATAATAATAATGGGTTAGTAGTAACGCAAAAAGGTAGTTACTCTAATATTAATGTAAGGCAAAATACAATTCTTAAAGATAGAAATAATTGTGTAAGATTACCTGATGGAAGTTTATGTAAAGTAGGTTCAGCAGGTATATTGCCATTACAGGGATGGAGAAAAAATTTAAATAATTGTAAAACAGAAACTATTGTAGTTTATAAAGATAATCATTCGAAAGGTGTTTCTAAATCAACATGTTATAGTAAACGTATTAGGTCGGGTATGCAAGAAAAGAAAGTATATGATTCTAAATTAAAAAAATATGTTAAAAAGAAAAAAATCGCTAGTTATTCAGAATATTTAAAAAAAAGATGTAAAAATTATGAAAATGTTGATTTTAAATATTACAATGGGAATTTTTATACTCCACCAGATCCAAATTTGGATCAAGTAGTTAAAGCCGAAGATATTTCGGTATATGAATATAATCGAATTTTAAGAAGTCAAATATTTCATGATGATTTTGCGAATCAAACCTCAAACGCAGATATAATAAGTAATTATGCAACATTCGTATCTGGTAAAGATGATATAGGTTATGCTTTAAAAGGGGGGGCTTTTGTTTCTAATTATCGTCAATCAAGTTATTTTACAACACCACAAATTAAATGTGTTAGTTTTTGGGTTAAAGATTTCAATACGGATGGACTAGCAAATAATGATGGTTTTGATATATTGTTTGATGGTAGAACATCAGTATCAACCGACGGTCCTTTATTAAGATGTAATCAAAGAGGTAAATTAGAAATATTTAATGGTTCTATTACAAAATTATATTTGGATGGAATTGAGCAAACATTAACAAATTATGGTTCAAATAATTTTGATATCGGAACTGGTGGTTTAGAAACTAATGAATTAATTGGATGGCATCATATTTATTTTGAATCCGCTGTTGATTTTAAAGGTTTATCTATGTTGTCTGATTATGCTAGTTCAGACGCAAAATATAGTTCCCAAGCAACTATAGATGAAGTTAGATTATTTGGTAAACATTTAACACAAATGGATATAACAATGTTATATGAACAACCACAGCTAAGTTATTCTATTCCTAAATCTATAGCACCGATGTATAATAACAAAACCATATTATTTCAAAATCAAATAATGACTTTACCAAATTCGTTAGAAAATTTTACTATTCGTGTGTATGTAACATTTAAACCTAATTTTTGGTCGTATAATGGTGCTCTTAAAAATTTTGGAATTTTTACTTTAGCTAGTGAAACATTTAATAGATTTGATTCAAACTTAAGTAACAAACCAGGTTATATAAATCTTTTTATTGATCCAGTTACAAGCTATGGTGGAGGACACAGTACGAATAATTTAAAAATGTATTGGGGTAGCGTTGGGACTACTAATGGTCATTCGATTACTGGTAGTTATGCGAGCGGGGACAATGAAGATACCAATAGAGTAAATGAATTTCATGATTTTAGCAATTTGATTGATCAAAGAAATGAACAATTTTTATTTGAATTATCTTATGATAGTTATTATGATTCATACGGAACTTTTACTTGTACTAGAATATCAGATGGAGAATATTTTGAATATTCGCCAACAAATAAAGCATTCCAAACATATACTGATGTTGATCCGGTAAGTCCAATAACAAGAGATGTAACACATGTTCGTGTAGGTACTTGTTATGGTGACGGAGGTGTGGTATTGGACAATGATAATTACTTTACCATTGATGATGCTTATATTTATGATGGTGAAACTTTACCAATACCTGGGCCACAAATTCCACCAAACACATATCGCGGTAATTGTAACGAATGTAAAGAACCAGTAATACAAAAAAGAAGTAATAAAAATTTCTATAAACAGGGTGCTGTAAGCAGTGGTTCAAGATTAGATAAATTAAAATTTGATACTATTATGGATTCGCAGAAAAATACATCTGATCCTAATTGTCCATGCGCTGAAAGTAAATATTTTGCTGGCAAACCTAGATTTACAGGACATGTTAGTGGATTACCATGTAAAAGTTTTCCTAATAGAATTAATGGTATACGACATTGTGCTGTTCCTAGAAGTGAACCTACTGGTCCTGAATTAGAAATATATTTGAACGGAATGACAGTTAATTTAATTAACAATCAGGGAACAATTGCTAATGAAAGAAATGATTTTGGAAATATAGTAGATGGAAACAATACAACATTTAGTTATTTAACTACAGCTGGAACAGGGGCAAATAACTTACCTTTATCTATAAATATTACACCTAGTTCACCATTATCAGGAAATTTCTTAACTGGGTTTGTTATTTCTTCTGAAATAAGTAATTTTGGTAATATAGATATGGAATTTATTAAACTAGCCAATGGAGTAACTCCTCAATCGTTGGAATTGATAGATGTGGAAAATGACGCTGGCATTATTAAATCAATTGGTGCTAGCAATGTTCATAATCCAGCAACATGGCATATTAAAAATCATACACCGAATAATACCATAACAATTAGAATAAAACCAATGATGATGCATCAAAATAGTAAAATAAAAATACGATTTCAAGTAAATAGTGGAACAGGTTCTCAATTATGGCCAATTAAAGAAATTAAGGCATTAGTAAGAAATTAAACATTTATAGTTTTTTCTATATATACTATAAATGTCTACAAATACGATTGTAGTTACAGTTCAAGGAAGTGGAAATGGTAAATTTTATATGGATGGTAATGAAGGTGTATTAGCATTAAAATATGGTGATACATATATTTTTGACGTGAGCGATCCGACAAATAATAACAAGCCACTATTTTTTAGTTTAATACAAGATGGTATTCATAATAATGGTACAAATTATAATTTTTCGAATTTTTCTAGAAATGGAAACGTTGGACAATCCGGTTCAACAGTCCAACTCACGGTGGATATAAATACCCCAACAAATTTATTTTTTTATTCAACAAACTATGATGGTATGGGTAATGGTGTATTGGTTAATAATAATGGAACTATACCACCATATAGAATAAATATGAGATTTTTTAATCAATCTAATTCTCGTTTTGGCTCAATGAATTTTATAAAGGTAGATAATAATAATTATAAAAGAACATCAGGAAAAAAAAGATTAGATTGTTCACTTCCTGGTTGTAATGGATTAATACATAAAATTTATAAAGATCCATTATCAATTCATGCCAATAAAGAGACTTGTTATAATCCAACAATTAAACAGAGGGAAAATAAGGGAATTTATACTGAACCAGTTCATGGAAATCAAGCATATTTAAAACATAGATGTAGAACATTCAAACAACGAGAATTTAATTTTGCCCTAGAAAATAAAGATTATGATAAAAAAATATATCAAGCAAATTGTGTATGTAATACAAAAGTAACATATAATAAAAGCAATAGAAAATTTAGTAACCAGGGAGCGGTAAGCAATAGATCTAGACTAAATAGATTGAAATATAATACAAGAGTTATAACAAATCAAAAAATTGAAAATAAAAATGATAGATTTAAATAAGATTATTAAATAACCAAACATGTATAAACCTTTAAAATCATTCAAAGGAAAAACAAATAAAATTAAAGATGATATAAAACTAGCATACGATGATTTGGATTGTGGTTCTTGTGATCCGCATAGTGATAATCATTTGAGATTAAGAAAAATGTTTAATAATACGAATGTATCGTTGGTTCAAGGTTCTATAGATTATCATAGATTTATTCCGATTTGTCATAAAGATCACCGTGTTAAGTTAAAAAAATATTTTGAAAAGTTAAAATGTGGGTTTTATGAAAGAAATAAAAAAACAAAAGATTACGATTTTTATGAATGGACATTATTTGAAACCTTGAAAGAAGAATTCAAAAAAAAAAAAATTGTATATTTAATGTTTGATGCGTTGAATTATGGAATAGAAGAAGAAAACAAAAAAAAAGATTATGAACATCATAGTTTAGTTATAATTTTTATCCCATTAAAAAAAGGATACCATGCTTATCTGATAAATTCTCACGGTATAGATACAAAAGATTATACAACATATGAAAGATTTAAAAGTATTTACAAACGTAAAAAAACGATTAATTATGAATTTCACAACAATATTGATGTTGTTATGATGAAGGATTTTATAGATTTCTTTAAAATTTCAACAAAAATAAAAATTAGATATAATAAAACAGAAAATCATAATTACTATGGTGCTAATTTACAACATGGAGATAATTATGGTGTGTGTTGTTTATTTCCAACTATAATTTGGTATTATTTCAATTTATATTATAAAAAGAGTGTGAAATTAGGTCAAATGAAGTTTGATACATCCATTAACATGTTGAAAAAAAATCAATTGATACCTTTTATACATTTGATATTTACAGATTTCGATAGTAAATATGAAAATAAATTATTAACAATAATGACAAAATCAAAATGTTCAAAAAAAGTGGATCGAATGGTTGAAAAATTAAATTATAGATTTACTAAAAAAATTCTCAATATGACAGTAGCATTTCTATCACAAAAATACTTCGAATGTTGAATATTAACTTTTTTTAAATAAATTGGTATATTGATTATAATTATTATAGGGTATATTATTTTTAATACACCATTGAATACATTTATTAATGTTATTATTTTTATATTGTAATATTTTATCCGATTTTTTGTTTTCTATTAATTTAATAGTGTTCGTGATTGTTTCTATTTGTTGATTTCCAAAAATAGCATTAATTTCTTCTATTTGATTAATATATATATGTTGCAATGGTATATTCAAAATAGATTTGATATTATATTTCTTAAAATTGATATTATATAATACTTTTATAATAGATATTAGTTTTTGCTTTATAAAATCTATATTTGAAAACCGAAAATGTTTACATACTATATATTTTTCAGAGTTAGCAAATCGTGATGTATTGGGTTTTATAATGTATACTTTTTTGTATAAACAATTTAATAAATAAATAAATTCAACAGATGATTTCAAAAATATATCATACATTTTCAAAACAAAAGAACCATTTTGTTTTTGCATTAATATAGCATAAATAATTTCTGTTAAGATCAAACGACTAGCTTGATTTTCTTGTGTATTAAAGTTTTCAGAAAAATCAAACCCTCCATCAGCAGTTATAAAATCCATTTTATGTCCATATTTTTCAATACAATATATTAAATTTTCAGGACAAAATAAGTTTCCAGTTTTATCTAAACCATATTCAAGTACTATATTTTTATTTTTTTCCAATAAATTATTACATTTTTTCCATGATGGTATATTATTATCATTATTATCAATTAATGTCATACCATAATATTTATCCCGGGGATTTTTTCTCAAATATGTCATTGCTTCAACAAATCCTCCTGGACCTTCTGCCAAATGAAATGACTTTATATTTTTATGTGCAAAATCTATTTCTAAATTAAATGTATTATATATCTCAATTAATTTAAAAAAAGCTCTCGATATAGGTTTATATTTACTTATACAATATTTTAGATTAGTTAATGGCGTATGTATATATTCATATGGGTTTGTAATTCTTTTCATACTATCCCAATCATTATTATAATCTTTTATATCAGTTTTACATTGAACCAAATAATGTGATAAACTTTTACTTAAAAAATTTTCATTTTTTTTATTTATTAATTCTATTTTAATATGGGATTCTTTTAACCAGATGTCTATGGGTAACAATGAGAAATATGTCATTTAAATATAATAAGTATATATTAAATTATATTTAAACGAATTTTTTTATTGTTTTATCACTAATGGTTTATTTTTCTTTTTCTTTTGGTTTTTTCTAGAAATTTTAATTTTCCTACCTAATTTTTTTATTTTTTTCTTTGAAGATTTTTTTATAATTTCTTTTGTTTGTGTATTGAATACGCTTTCTGTATCAACATCGCGAATTTTTTTAAATATAAAATAATTATTCAAGAATGATATTTGTTTTTCATTTAAATTTAATTTATCAGCTTTACCATAATATTTTCTAGATGATTTATATTTTTTGGTTTCTTTTAACATATTGTCATGTAAATCTTCAAATGAACCAATTGATTTATCAAAGCCTAATGAGTTAGATTCGTCAACAGTTAAAGGTACAAACCCATAATGTTCTAGTAAACTATTAAAATATTCAAAATTAACTAAGTATTCAGGAAAAACTTTATTAATAGATTCTTGGTATACATCTATTTGTAATCCTATACAATTTGGGTCATCTTTAAAACCATCATTTAAATTATCATATTGTTTTGTTATTTCCCATAATTTTTTATCACCATCCATGATATTTATGCTTTCACCTTTTGATAATGATTCCAATTCATTATATACTTTTTCACCATTGTATGTTGTTCCAATAAAATGTCCACCAACTTTACAACATTCACTTACATTTCTAACAAAATTATTGAGTGTATTTCTATCTTTAAAGAAATAATGTATTGAAAATTGATTGGATACAATATTAAAACCTTCTTCAGCTATACCATATTTTTTATATACGCCAAAACCAATTTCTTTTTCATCTTTTGGACCATTTCCAAATATAGCTTTCATTATTTTTTCACTTCTTTCTCCGCCAGTAGCTGCTTCACCACTACGAATATTTTTTGATGAATCGCCAGCTAAAAATATAGCACTAGGCATTATTCTAGTTCTCTTCTTATCATTCAAATAACGAGCACATACGCCATTAATTCTATTTTCAATATTATCTTTTGAATAATCTATTCCAAATACAAAATTTAATCGAGATTTTATCCATTTTGATAAATCACCACCTTTACCAACACTCATATCTATTAATATATCACCCTTTTTTGAAACATTTTGTATTAATTTAAGTTTGACATATTTATTATGAAAATCTCTTAGGGATTCTAGATAACGAACATCTCTTTTACCTGATTTATTATAATAAACATTATCATCAATTAATTCATCTGGTATGTTTTCTCCTGTTTCTAACATATGTTCAGTTATAGGGTTATGTATTGATTCCCAAACACCCTGTGCTGTTGTATAATTATTTCCATAATTCTTTTTTCCTGCTTTATATTGCGCGGTTTTATCATGACGAACCCGAATAGGAATCCATTGCCATCCTCTTTCTCCATTTTTATCAAATCGAAATTCTACAATTGTTTCATCTTCAAAATTTTCTTCTTTGTTTTCTGTTAATAAATAATCAATGTTATTATTTTTTTCAATTTTTATGTTTGTTTGATAAACCGGATAATTAGGTTCAGGATTTGTAGGATGAAATGGAACAGGTTTATAATTATTTCGATTATCGTAACTATATTCAGGTATATTATCTTGTATAATATCTTCAAATGGATTAATATATCCGTGATATTTTTCATCAAAACCAACACGACATATTAATGTTTTATACCTATAATGATCAAATCCTTCTGTTAAATTTGTTCCTTCGTTGAATTTATTCCCTATAAAATCTCTACCATTTTCATCTTTCTTAGTTGTTATTAGGAAATCAACTGTATTGAAATCTGGTGGTTTCCATTTATATGAAGACATCCATGTTGTTTTTTTAGGTGGTATTCTCCCACCATTTGACAAACCCAACGTCTCTATACCAACACTCTTGTTTATTGGATGAAATATTAAACCATCTGTTTCATATTCAATTAGATCGTCTTTTATTTCTTGAAATAATGTTTTGCAACCATCAAATATATTTTTTCCACCGTAAAATTCTTTTATACTTAATTCCAATGTCTCATTAGATTTTGTAATAGATTCAAAATTAAGCTCTTTTGTTAAACTATCCAATTCATTATATCTAAAAATTGTTTTGTCCATTTTTTTATTTGTATATATCAAATTATTACTACTAACAAATGGGTATTCTCTTAAATCATTACCACTTTTGAAATATATATCAAAAGCAGCAAATAAATTTATGTAATTTTTCTCTTTATCATGTAAAATATGTTCTCCATCTAGAATAGTTCCTGCTAATTTTACATTTGAACAAACCAGTCCTGTAAATTGAACATTCATATTCATATCAATGAAATAAATTTTTTTGCTTTTTGTAATAAAAATTAATTTTCTTATACCATCAGCCTTTTCAGTTACCAAATAATTATTATGAATTGAATTATTCATAGTTTGTTCTTTTTCTTTAATAATATTATTCATGGTTAATGATATAGAACTGGGACCAACAAAATCACTAGAATTTATGAGTAAATTATTATATTTATCCCTAACATTTTTTAAATTTTTTTCACCACGAATAACTTTTAAATATTCAATTAAAACATTCTCTTTTTCATCAACGGATATAGGATAATTTGTTTCTTGTAATCCGGATAAAACCATTTTAACACCATTGAATACGTCTTTTAAATATTTTTCAACATGGTCAGTCAACATTGTTTTATTTAAAACAGCTTTGACCGGTTTTATTTCTAACTCGATTTCATATGTTTCTTGGTTATTAAATACATTTGATTTCTCAATATTATATTGCGGTATCATTCCAAATTTTCCTTCTACTCTACCATATGTAGATGAACGAACGATGCTTAAATCAAATATAAATGGATATTTTGGATTTCGAAACGAAAATCGTTTTAATAATCTAAAATTTTTTTTATTATTTTTCCAATCTTCTATTAATTTTTGAACAAGTTCATATTCTGGTTTCAATACTTTTTCTACTTTATAATTGGCACGAAATTCAAAATTTTTAAAATCCACCGGTGCCAGAACTCCTTGTGCGTATTTCTTTCTTGTTTTTGTTACAAAATTAACACCACCTTTTTGCAAAACACTTTTCAAATCATTGCTTTCACAATAATGCTGTATATTTGGTAAATTCCAAATTTCAACACGAACATTTGATTGTACATACTTACCTAAATTTTCATTCAAATAAAAAGATTGGATATTCAAATGATAATCTCCTTCGTCTGATTTAGCTTTCCAATTTAATGATCTTAATTTCCTTATAACATTATTAAATTGAATTTTGGTAATTTTATTTTTATAATTTGTTCCAAAACGGATCTCTAATTCATCTGGATTATATTGTTGGTTTATTTCATTGCTTAGATATATTTCTATATATTTTTCTAATTGTTTTCTTGGAGTTAATTGTTTTGAGGACATATATGTATTAATCATATTATTTTATATTGTTTCAATTTAAAATTATATTTTTTTAGTTATCTCTTCATACAATTGTTTTTTTGTTTTCTTTTTTGTAAGTGATTTCATAATATTTATATCTAATTTATTAGCTATTTCTATTAATTGTTGTAACTTATAACTTGATATACTTGATAATGGTTTTTCTATATTCTCAATATTCCATAATGATTTACGATATTCGGATGTTTTTTCATACATTTCCTGGTGATTATAGAACAATTCTAATTTATATTCATTATTTATTTTATGAACAATTAAATCTTTTATAGAGGATGGAGATAAAGAAGTATATATTTTACAACCATCAATATAATATAAGTTGATGTTTAAAATATGTGTTAAACATTCTAACGTGGACAATGAAAAACAATTACTAAACGTTATATCATTTTCTAAATTTTTCAATTTCCATTTTTTATTACTTTTTACAATGGCTTTATTATTACGTAATAAGTCTACATAATTAAATTTTTCTTCTTGTTCTACAGTATAATAATTGCTTGTAATTTGTTCATATGCACCCATCCCTTTTTCTATAATATAAATAAACCATAATAATTTATTTTTATATGGAACATTAAAAAATTCATCATCTTGGTTTAATGGTTCTTCTTTATATATGGGTATCTTTTCTTCATGTTTTATTTTTTCAAAATTAGTATTATGTATTAATTTTGAAATATTATTATTATTAAATTCAAATTGCGTGATTGACTTGAACATTAGTAATACTTGTTGTTTTTTCTTTATTATCTTTAAAGAATTTATTTTGTAATGTCTTTTTCATTTTTTCAACATTTTGTAAATTTGTTTCTTGACATTTTGTGTAATTAATATAATCATTAATTTTTTCAATAACTTCGGGTTTTAAATTATTCATATTAATAAAAATACCATTTTTATTCTCACTATATGAAATTTTATTTTCTTGCATTATTTCTAAAATTTTAATATGGTGATCTTTACTCATATTTTCTATTTGTTTTTTCAAATCTTTCAGTTTATTCATTATGGAATTATAATACTTAAATATTTAAGTTATTATCGTATATTGTTATTTTTTAATGTTTTTATTCTTTCTTGTAAATAAAATCCAAAAAATATAATACCAATACCACCAGATATTCCTCTCCATAATCTTCTATTGTTGCAATTTCTTAAACAAACAACTTCTGAGGTTCCCCAAACAGCACCGGTTCCTCCCATTACATCCCATATAAATTTTTTTCCACTATCGAGGATAAAATCATTATCCATTTATCTTAAATAATATTTTATTTTAAAATAGTTATTAATTATATTTAATATATTTAAAGAGTAACATATATTTTTAATAATATTATGTATTCTTGGATTATTATAATAGGGGGATTATTTTCTTTTTTTGCTGCTATGGGAATAGGTGCGAATGATGTGGCTAATGCTTATGCTACATCGGTAGGTTCTAAAGCATTGACTATGAAACAAGCAGTTGTTCTAGCAACTATATTTGAAACAGCCGGTGCGGTTTTTATGGGTTCGCATGTTACGAATACTATTCGTAAAGGTATTGCAGATTATAAATGTTTTGAAGAACAACCAGATTTATTAATGTATGGTTGTATGTGGGTTGTATTATCGGTTGGATTATGGTTGTTTCTAGCTAGTTATCTAGAAATGCCTGTTTCTACAACACATTCGTGTGTAGGTGGTATGGTTGGCATGGCATTGGCATTGGGTGGAAGTGAATGTGTTATTTGGTATAAACCATTAACGACATTTCCTTTTGTTGGTGGAGTTGGAGGTATAGTTTTATCATGGTTTTTATCGCCATTATTTTCAGCAATAATAGCTGCTATAGTTTTTTATATATTAAGAATGTTTGTTTTGAGACATAATTTTGAAAGTAATAGAATTAATTGGACCTATCCTTTTTTAATAGGTTCAACTATGTTTATTAATTGTTTTTTCATTATTTATAAAGGAGCAAAAGGATTAGGTCTAGATAAAACACCTCTTAGTGTAGCATTTGGGGTTTCAACTTCAGTAGGAGTATTTTTTGGAATGTTATCCGTCCCATTTGTTCCAATAATTAAAAACGCAATAACAAATAAACATGAATCAAATGAAATAGAATTAACAGATATTACAAATGAATTCACAGAAAATAGTAAAGAATTAAATATAAAAAATGATAAAGAATTAGAAAGTGTTATTAATATACATAAAAATGCCGAACAATTTGACAAAAAAACAGAAGATACATTTAGATATTTACAAATATTTACTGCTATTTGCGATTCATTTAGTCATGGCGCAAATGATGTTGCCAACGCAATAGGGCCTTTTGCGGCTATGTGGGCCATATATAATTCTACTGATTTAAGTAAAAAAAATGATATGGAAGGTGATGCTTATTGGATATTGGGATTAGGTGGTATAGGAATAGCTGTAGGATTATTTCTTTATGGTTATAGGATTACAAATGCTATTGGAACAAAATTAATTAAAGTTACACCATCTAGAGGCGTTGCAATAGAACTAGCATCAGCATTAGTAATTATTACTGGCAGTCGTTTAAAAATACCATTATCTACAACACATTGTCAAATTGGGGCTACTGTTGGTGTAGGAGCATTAGAAGATCCTAAGAAGTGTGGTGGGATTAATTGTAAAATATTTTTAAAAACCGCATTGGGATGGGTTATAACATGTTTTGTAGTTGGTGGTACGGCAGGTATATTAACTGCACAAGGAGCTTACGCACCATCGAAATTTAATTATTGTCCTGTTAATGTGACCGTATAATAAATTAATTAAAAAATATAATTAATTTATTCTTTTTTTTTTACAATACGCACTCTTGGTTTCTTTTCTTTTTTTTTAGTATATTTTGTCACTAATTCAGCAATAATAGATATATATTTATCATTTAATTCATATCGTGTTCCTATAACACGAATAATAATTTCATCGTTTATTTTTATATTGCTAAATTCAGGTTTTTTGTAATTATGATCACGAGCCACGAATACAATAACAGGACTTTCTGCTTCAGAACCATATGTAGCTCGTATACCAGCTTTTGTAACATTTTTAACATTACATTTTATTGTTATACCTTCCACAGGTTTACATATCATGGCTTGTAAAATTACATCGAATACTACATTATTATTTTCAATAACTCCAGACGAATAAGATAAGACATTTATAGATTGTTTTTTTATATAACCTTCATTTACACATTTACCTTCTAAACTATTTATTAATTTAGTAACAAGAATTTCTTTAAGATTACTACCAATACTATTAAATGGTATTGTAATTTTTCTAGTTATTATATTTTTTGAAAATATACCATAATGTTTTGTATTTTTTTTCTCAGTAGAGGATTTTAAAGAATTTGCCATTATATATACACTATAATAAATTCTTAATATTTTTTCAATTTATTTTATATTTTATTAATAATTTTTTCAATGTTATAATATAACCATTTCTTATTATCTTTTTCTTTTTCTTCCAAATAATGTAATAATAATTCATTTTCAACGCACAAATGTTTGGATGTTAATCGTATTGGAATAACTTCTTTCTTTTTTCCCTTTACACCAACTTGTAATAAAAATTTTCCGTCTTTACTTTCTTTATCTACTATATCTTTTAATTTCATACCATATATAGTGTCAATTTTGGAAGCAGTATGATTATATTTATTTATATCTTTTTTTATTATTGACGATAAAGTGGGAACTCTTGTCATAAAATTTTGTAATTCAATATCACTATGTAATAATTTAAACATTTCATTGTTTAAGTTTATCATTTCTTTTTTTTGAAATTCACCAGTTCCACACGTAGCACCTGTTCTCTTTTTTTTATCATTCATATTTTTTATTTTAAAATATGTTTTGCCTTTATTTATATCAAAAACACCTATTTTATCATGTGAAGTTTTTTTATTAATATACATCTCGTTTAGTTTTGTTGTTTTATTACTAGGTAAACGGATCCATTTATTTCCAGCTAATTCATAATATTTTATTTTATCGTCAAATAATCCTATTCTATTATTATGGATAAATTTTTCAAAATATTTTTTTGAATACTCTTCATATTTAATTCCATTTGCATATTTATCACCATATACATGATTTAACAATAACAATTTATCATCATGGTTAAAACCTTCTAATATATGATACAATGCGTATCTATATAAATTATCTTTTGGTATTCCATTCAGTTGGTGTAGTATTTTAATCATCCATGCTGCTATTTTACTGTTATCTTGTTTATCTGTGGATTGTAATTTTTTAGGATTTTGGATTTTATCCATTTCAATTTTTAATTTAGTTAATATTTCTGTTATTTTCTTTGTTTTACTTATGGATTTTTCTTTTATATTTTCTGGTAATGGATATACTATTTTTTCATTTTTTTCATCAATCAAATGTTTATTATCGTATATTTGTGTATAATCATTAATTTCAATAGGTTGGAAAAAATAATAATTATCGATGTTTTTAACTTTACCAATTTTACCATACATGTCCGCTAAGTATTCGTTTTCGTTATTTATCAACTGGTCCAACGCATAGTATATTTGTTCACGTGGATATTTTTTTATTTGTTGAATTCTAGTTATAAGTTCGTTATCACTATAAATATATTCCTCTTTAAACAGTAATCGTATTCTTTGAATTATTTTATCTATATTCAAAACCATATAATAATTATTATATGTATCGCTATTTTCTTTTATTTTTTCATTTTCTTTATTACATTTTATTTTACATTTATCAAATTCACAAACAGCTGTATTATCTTTATGACCTAATATATAATCAATAGGAGCATAGCTATTTGAAGACAATATTTGCGTTACTTTAGTATTGTTTAATTCTTTAACTGTTAATTTACCTTGATTAGAATTTAAAAAACAATCTACTGCGTTTTCTTTTAAAATTTTACTTACAGCAGCGATGGATTTTACTTTTTTCTCTGCTAAACGATACATATATAAATCTACGGATTCGTATGTTTTATCTTCCAATTGTGTTCCATGCATATATATTTCAACATTTCTTTCTTTAAAAGGTAATAAACAATGACTTTGATTACGAACCGCTCTTCCAATAATTTGTTCAATCCTATAAATATTGAACCATGGGTCTAGTATATGTACTTGACGAATATTTTGAAAATCTAATCCTTCAGAAGCTGCTTTACTTACTATAATTACTTTAATTTTTTCACCATTAATATTGTCGGGGCTATTGAACGCATTTATTTCTTCCAATCTATTTGGACTTAAATTATTATCACCAGTTATCATTGCGTATTTCAAATTAAGTTTATTGTTTTTCGTATAATCATTTTTTGGTTTATTTTTAAATAAAGAATTTCCACCGTAACGAGAAAATCCCAATTCTTCCAATGCCAATGCCATTGGAATACTAGAACCATAAATATACCGACTATATATTAATATTTTTCCTTTGGATTGTTCTTTTCCTTTATCATTTATAATTTTTTTGATAATAAAATTAATTTTATGACTGTATTTTTTTATTTCATCTGGTGAAAATATAGCACGAAATTTGGTTATGGTATTATGCTTATATTCAAACGTTCCTATTAAAATATCTTTCTTAAACATCATATTTCGTTTTAAACCACCATTCCCATATAATTTTGTGATAATGTTATAATTGTTACCAGTTCCATCTTCAACAAATTCATTATGCGGATATGAAAAGTTTAATGACTGAATAAGACCTTCTAAATATGTATATTGTATACCAGTTTTTTGATCTTCTTTTTTTATGAATCCACGTTTCTTTTCTTTTAAATATTTAATTATAAAATTATAAATTTTATTTTGATGTGGTGTAATAGTTATCATCATTATATCTAAATAATCGATATGATCCATAGGACTGATAATACCCTCATTTGCTTGTTTTATAGGATATTGCCATACGTCACGATCAGATTTCATAAGTTTTATTAATGATCGTGGTTCTCCCATTTCTTTTGGATAAATTCTATAAGGAAAGGTAAACACATTTTCACCACGAACATAAGAAATATAACCTGTACATTTTTGTATTAATAACGCTTCTCCTGTATTTCCATCCATGTTACCAGGTAATAGGTTATCAAATTTATCAAAAATTTCATTTTCCGTTATTGGAAATCTATTATCATTTAAATTCATTAAGTTCAATAACCATACAATTTCTCTTGCATTATCAAACATAGGTGTTGCTGATAATAACAATAATTTAAGATTGTTGGCATAAACAACTAATTTTTGTAAATTTTCTCCGGATTTTTTAAATGTTTTTTGTTCTACGTTTCTAATATTATGTACTTCATCAATTACTAACATTCTATTTGAAAATTCATTTTGGATAGCTTTTTTTCCACCATCCTTCTTGTGTTTATTTTTTTCTAATATTTTATTAATATAATTTGAAAATTCAGTATAACCTATAAATTTGTAATTCTGTTTTATTATTCGATTTATTTGTTTTATCACGTCACTTTTTGGAACACCTTTCATGTTCATGGGATTAATTTCTTTTAAAAATTTATTACCTGTACAGGATTTAATATTCCATAATCCATTAATTTCTTTTAATTTTTTTTCATTGAACAATTGTAATTTAAAATTGGTTTGGACATTTGGTGATGCAACAATCATTATTTCTTTATCTGTATTCATCTGTTTATTATATTCTCTCATTTCTTCACATACTGAAATAGCACTACAAGTTTTTCCTGTTCCTACACCATGGTATAATAATAAACTATTATACGGTGTTTGAAATGATAAAAAATTACGGACAAACATTTGATGTGGTGCCAATTCAAATTCTTTGTCTTTACATAATTTATCTGTAATCTCTTGAAATTCCTTTGGTTTCCCTTTTATATTAGGTATTTCTTCCATTTTAGTTTCGTTAAATTCTCTTTTCTGGAAAATTTTTTGATTAAAATATTGATCATTCAAATGTGGATATAATGAATTATCTGTTTCTGAGAAGCTTTTTTTGTTATCGGCTTCCATTTTTTTTAATTCTTTTAAACAACTTATTAATAGTTTGCCTTCTTCATCAAAATCGATAGTTTCGGCAATGTTAATTATGCTGTTAATATGATTTTTACTGTTTAAAAAATTTTCACATTTTGTTTTAGAGATTTTAATTTTTTTATTAAGTTTTTTACTTTTTGTTTTTTTCATATTGGACATACTTACTATATTATGATATTAATCTATATTTATGTAAAATTTTATCTATTTTAGTTATTATTGTTTTCTTTTCCAAATTATAATGTCTTATATTTTCTAAACATTCATCTAAATCAAGCCATTTTAATTGACTAACTTCACTTTCTTGAATTTTATTAGAATTATCATTTATATCATCATTAAATACAGCTAAATAATATTTATGTTTATATGATTTGTAATTTGAACCAAAAAATATTTCTTCTAATGGACTAATATTTTTGACAATATCAATTTGATTTTTATTATAACCTGTCTCTTCAATAAATTCACGAACAGCACAATGCATATCTTTTTCATTGATGTTTCTTCTACCTTTTGGAAATCCCCATTCTGGACATAGCCAATTTGTAGTAGATTTTTGAATTAGTTTTTCTAAATTAATAAATTTTGAGTTGATATAAATTCCCTCTATAATTTGACTAAATTTATCACGTGAGTTTCTTTCTTCATTTTTGTATTGTGGACTTCCTGGAAATCCACCCCATAAATTCCTCCATAATGTATCAAAACTATTCGTTAGCAATTCGTTTTTTTCCATGATTGTCATTTCATTAATCAAATTTAATATATACTTAGTATTGTATAAAGGGTATTTGCCTCTTAAAAAATCAACATAACCTAATGAATGTTTACGACATATCAACAAATATTTGAAACTATTTATTTTATTTTCCATTTTCTTTACTGCTATAATGCCTATACTTATAATGGGTTTATTGCAATTATGATAATTGTGTCCGTTCTTTCCACAATTAATACAATGTTTATTGTTATAATTAGATTTTAACATATATATATATATGTTTAAATAGAGATGTTTTTATATCATTTCGTATATAATGGGTTTAAATCCAAAAATATGGTTGAAGCATTTGTTTTTTGTTTTAGAAACAATGGCAATTCAATATCCTGCCAATCCAAATAGTGTTGCTAAGAAAAAATATTATGATTTTATACAAAATTTACCTGTTTTTTTTCCAGACGACCCTATTGGTGATAACATGTTAAAATTATTAGATAAATATCCAGTAACACCATATCTTTCTTCAAGAATGTCTTTTATGAAATGGGTTCATTTTGTCAAGACACATGTAAAAAGACAAATGAAAGAGCCAATTGATAATTTTTATGAACATTTAGAAAAATATTACGAACATTATAAACCACAGGAAATTATAAAACAAGAAAATATAAAAAAAAAATCTAGATATATTCAATTTGGTTTATTTGTTTCTATTTTAATAGCAATTTTTTATATATATAAAAAATGAAATCATGTTATAAACCTAAAAAACAATTTTTTGAGATGAATATTGAAGAATTACAAGAATATGTGAACCATTGTAAAAAAATCGATAAAAAAACAAGAAGAATAAATCGCATTAAGAAAAGTAGGTCAAAAAGACTAAGAAAAACCAAAAAAAGAAAAAAAAAATTTACTAGAAGGAAAAAAAAAACTTAACCAATTATATATGAAATTATTTTTATTTATATTTGGTATTACAGCATTTTTGATGGTAAATACTTATTATGATGGTAAATATACCAGCATGTTGAGTATTAATAAAAAATATACACAAATGGCTATGTATGGTTTTGTTGGATTATCGTTATATATTTTTATGAAAAGACATCCTGGAGAATCTCAACATATGTTTATGCACGCTAGTGATTTAGTTAAATATATGCCAATAGAAAAAAATACCAGCGATTTATTAGGACCTTTATTTGATTTAACAAATTTACAAGCAAAATTAAGTTCACATTTACCAAGTCAAAGACACCAAGTTAATACGCCACAAATGAAACGAATGTTAAATTCTGGAAAAAATACATATTCTCGTTCTGTTAGCGAAACAAAAAAAAAATATGTCGCATCTGAACAAAAATGGAAATGTGGATATTGTAGCAGCATGTTAGACGCAACATTTGAAGTTGATCATAAGATTGATTTGCAATATGGTGGCACGAATCATGTTAGCAATTTAGTTGCTAGTTGTGTAGCTTGTCATAAAAAGAAAACAATGATGAATAAAATAAATGAATAAAATAATATAATTTTAATATAATAGAGATAATGGATTATATAAAAATTATAACAGCTTTATATGGACTAATTACAGTCATTATCGTAATGTATTTATTAATAAAATTATATAGTGTTAGGATTCATTTTTTTGATTATATTTCTGGGTTCTTCAAATTTTTAAGCAATATATTTTTTACTACAAAAAAAGCAACAACCGAAGGACCTTTTAAAATGATATTTTTAACGTTATGTGCGGTAATACTTTTTGGGATTACTTTTTTAATACGATATAATTTATTTGAAAATTTATACCTATTTTATGGTTTAGTTTTTAGTCTTTTATTTTTATTTATATCATCTTATTTATTGTTTGATACTGAAATAGATGGATATAATAAAGGTGTAGGTATATCATCAGGTGAATATCCTAAACGAAAAAAAGAAGGTAGTGAATGGGAATCTATAAATTTGTTTGCAAAATTTAAATGGCTTTTTAGTGCTATATTTTCTTTAATTGTTGATAATGGAATAAGGTTGGCCATATTTATTGGAGTTTTTATTGCTTTAATGTATTTATTTTTTACGTCAAATTTATTGATAAAAAGTTTTAGTAATTCAGTAAACATACTAATAGGTTTAGGAATGTTAATGTTATTTTACATAGCTACAAAAAATAGTGTTATTGTTCGTATTTTATTAGATAAAGATGGTATTGGTGCCTTCTTTTATCATTTAATTTTCGCGATACCATGTTTGATTATGGATTTAGGTGATTATATCAAAGAAGATTTTAAAAGAACACCAATTCATTTGTTTTTTATACTTTTAGGATTATCAATAATTTCAATTGGTTATTTAGTTATACCAATTATCGTTAAGCTATATTATACAAAAAATAATAGTAATAATAATGATAAAAATAATTTACAAGCACAGCGAAATGAGTTGAATAGACAAAAAGATGAATATTTAGTAATTATTAATCGTTTAAAATCAGAAGTAAATGTCAATTGGGACTTTGTGATAAATAATAATTTACATACTAAAAATGACAGCACAAAAGAGAAATTAAAAGAATATTTGTTAAATCTAAATTTTTCAGATGATGAAGAAAAAAATAGAAACAATCCAAAAGCTAAAATTGGTATAAAAATAATAACATTAACCGCAGCAATTGAAATTGTACAAACAAATGTACCAACCATTTTAGCAAATGAATTTAATATAGATAATTTAAATCAAAAAATAAAAGATATCGACGCATCATTAAAAATGCTTAAAAAAAATAATAATGATAAGGCAGTTATACTGCAAAAAATGCCTGTATATTTAAAAAGTAAGAGGGTATTAGCAAGTGCTAATAAATTAAACAAAATAAATAATTTACAACATCCATATAATTATGCATTATCATTTTGGGTATTTATCCATCCTCAACCACCTAGTTATAATTTAGCAGTTAATAAATTCACAACAATTTTAGACCATTCGAATGTTCCTCGTATATTATACAGAATGAAAGATAATACACTTAAGATAATAACATTGAACATGGATAATTGTGACAAACAATACGGTGTTTGTTCAAATAAAGAACCTGAAGAAGTAAAAGAAATATATAAGACAAATAAGTTGCTATTACAGAAATGGAATCATATTGTATTAAATTATAGTTCAGGAACTTTAGATGTTTTTATTAACAAAAAATTAGTAGCTTCGAAAATAAATGTTGCGCCATCATATCTCGATACAATACCCAATATTACAGTTGGTGAAGACAATGGTATAAGCGGTGGTATATGTAATGTTATTTACTATCAAGATGAATTATCATTGTCAAAAATAGAGTTGATTTATGATGCTTTAAAAGATAAAAGTCCCCCAGTTATTTAGATAATTTCTGTATGTATATTATATTATGGATTTTAAAAAGATCTTAATGGGTGTAGCAATTGTAATTGTTGTATATTTAATATTTACTTATTTTTTAACTGATAGCACTAAATCAGATATATTAGTAATGCATGACGCATCGGTAAGAAAAGTTATAGATAGTGAAGACTTAACAGGTAGTAATTCTGCCAATTATTCTTATTCTTTTTGGTTATATATTAACACGTGGAATTATGGTTATGGGAATGAGAAGGTTATTTTTAGACGAAGAAAAGGAACTGAAGACAAAAATTTAATTGAAGGTATTTTAGACACAACAAACAATAATTTGAAAATTAAAATGGCTTACAGTGATGGTGGTAACAAACCAAACCAAAAAATACATGAATGTATCTTAACTAATATTCCTTTACAAAAATGGACAAATGTTATTGTTACATTGAATAATAAAGCCATTGATATTTATTTAGATGGTAAATTAGTTAAAACATGTATGTTGCCAGGAGTTCAAACACCAAAACCATCGCAAAATTTAATTATTGCTGATAAAAGTGATCCAACAGCTACGAGCGGTGCTGGACAAGGAACAGGTTTTAGCGGTTTTATAGCCAAGTTTAGATTTTATTCTAGAACAGTTAATCCTAGAGAAGCTTATGAAATCTATAAAGAAGGCCATGGATCTGGATGGTTGGCTAATTTATTAAGTCAATATCAATTAAAATTGGCTTTCTTGAAAAATAGTAAAGAAATTAATTCCGTATCTATCTAATTATTTAGCATTCTAATTATATTTATTATATATATATAGAATGAATATGAATCCCGGTGTATCTGGCGCAAGTATGATGAATAGAGCAACCCAACCTTTTGGTAGTAAATCATTTGTTGATGGAAGTAAAGAATTTGTTTCTTCCAATAGCATGGTTGCAAAAGTTGCTTTCTTATTATTGATTGTATTATTATTTGTTTACCTATTGAGAATTGGTAGTGTTCTTATATCTTGGTTTTTACAACCATCTGGAAGTCCTTATTTAGTATCAGGTATGAAAAACGCAAAAGCGTTTAGACGTGTGACACAAAACCCGGCAAAAAAAGGTTCTATTACTGTATTACGTAGTAAAAATGAACATGATGGTTTAGAATTTACTTACTCTACATGGATGTATATTGATGATTTAGACTATAATAAAGGAAAATTAAAACATGTTTTTTACAAAGGTAGTGAAAATTTAACAGAAAGAAAACCCACACCTAATTGTGCTCCGGGTTTATTTTTAAAAGATACTAACGGAACAAAACCTGAGTTATTATTGTTAATGAATTCATTTAAAACAATTCATGAAGAAATATCAATAAAAGAAGTACCATTAAATAAATGGTTTAATGTTATTATTCGTATGGAAAATTTAGCATTGGATGTTTATGTGAATGGAACGGTTGCTGCTAGAAAAGTGTTCGATCAAGTCCCAAAACAAAATTACGGAGATGTATTTGTAAATGCTCAGGGTGGTTATAGTGGTATGCAATCTTCATTAAGATATTTCAATAAAGCTTTAACAAGTATGGAAATTATAGATATTGTAAAAGATGGACCAAGTTTGAAAATGGACGGTGATTTGCGTAATTTCCCACCATACTTTTCTATGCGATGGTATACTTCAAACGCTGAAAACGCAATATAATTAAAATAATTTAAATTAAAACATTATTTAAATTATTGTCTTAAACTAGGATTAATACATATTTCTTTTGTAGGAAATATATTACCAGACATACATGTATCGCTCTCCTTTACTTTAATACATGATCTAAAACTTCTATCAGAACCAACATAACACCATCCTCCTTTGGAATTTTTATGTTGTATAGAACTACCTATCCCATCGTCTGGAGATGGACGTTGAGGTCTTCTTGAACCTGGAGATGAATGCATACTATTAGATAATTTTGATTCGGAATAATCAATTGTGTCATTCACAATATTTGCTCCACGATTAATTGTACCAGAAGTAAGATCAACTCCTAATTTAGCACCAGATGCCGCTGTATTTGTTATATTTTTAGTAATATTTCCTGTATTTTTTATCCCCGTTCTTACTCCTTGGTTTAATATATCGGTTCCTATTTTAGAATTGTTTAATATACTCTTTGTTCCAGATGTTATTAAATCTGTTGTTTTTTTCAATATATTTCCAAATATATCAGTTCCTTTTGCTAAATAATTAAAAATATTAAACCCTAAAATAGCTAAAATAACAAATGCCGCGATAATTTTGAAAACACTTAAACTGGTAAAGGATGACACCGGTTCAGGTTTTCTAAATATAGAGGATGGGTTTGAAGGCATGGATACCATTGGAACAGAGCTTTTTAGTGAATTTATAGTCGATGACCCCATAGATCCTACTTTATTTATACTATTTTCTAATCCAGAAGAAACAGTATTTATTGAATTTTGTGTATTATTTATCACAGACTGCATATACAAAATATAAATATTTAAATTATTAAATATTGAAATATTATATATGGTAAAAAATAAAACTCGTAAAAAAAGAAAAAGAAAAACTATAAAAAGTAAAATAAGAACCCTAAAAAGTTATAGCCCAACTATAAATAAACAATTAAATAGTTTAAAGGATAATATAAAATTACAACAATTAACTACAAATTGTCCAAAAAAAAAACAAATTTATATTCATAATAAAAAAAAATGTTTTGATTGGAATGATAAAGTTGTTAAACAATTTTATATTAATAATTTACTGGCTAAAAAAATTAATGAAAAACGAATTTTAGCACCTAAACAATATCAATCCAATTGCTGGTTTAATACTTTTTTTATGGTTTTTTTTATTAGTGATAAAGGACGCAAATTTACAAGACATTTTCGTGAAACTATGATTACAGGAAAACGTATGGATAGGAGCAATTTAGACAATAATGTTTTATGGCCTTTTTTTGAATTAAACACTATGATTCATAGCACCTTAGAAGGTCATTATGGAGGTATTATGAATACAAATAAATCAATAATGAATTTATATAAAATATTAATTCAACATTTTAATAATTTACCATTTCATTTAAAGAAAAAATATTATTTACAACATTTAATGCCAAAATCAGTAAATGATGCTGGAAATCCATTATCAATATATGAATATTTAATGATATATTTGGGTAAAAATCCCATACAATTAACACATGTAAATGTAAACGTGATAAATAATAAGAAAAAAGTGTTTAAGATTTTAAAAAATGAACCACATATTCCACATATTATTACAGTTGAGCGGTTTGAAGATGATAAAATACATTTGAAAAATGAATATAACTTTGGAAAATATAAATACAAATTAGATAGTATAGTGTTAAGAGATATATCCCAAGAGCATTTTTCTGCATATTTAACTGTAAATAAAAAGGAATTTAGATTTGATGGTGAAAGTTTCAAACGGTTGAAGAAATTTAAATGGAAGAAAATTATAAATAACGCAAATAAGACATGGCAAAATACAGATGAATGGGATACCCCATTTAATTTTACAAAAGGTTATGGTGTATATTTTTATTATCGTACATAATTCCATCCTATAACAGTTGATATCAGACCTATAACACCACCAATAATAACTTGTTGAATTGTATGACAGTTGAAATGTATTCTACTATACATTATGGAAATAGCTAACAGTATAAATGATATTAACTTAAAAGACGTTAAAGTATTATTTTTCATTGCTTTTAATATCATATATGTTGAAAATACAACAGCTTGTTGTGAATGATTTGATGGCATACCATAGGTATTTGTTTTGTATCCAGGCGGGTCTTTAAACAAACCACAATTTTTGGCATTTTTTGGTCTTGAACCAGAACCTATAAATGGATATTTTTTGTCTCCAATCAATGGTCTAATAATTTTATATTTCAAAATGTAATTAATAATTCTAGTAACTATCAAAAATATCATTAAATATATATCCTGGGTAAATATTGCATAAAATATAATTAAAATAGGATACATTCTTAAAATAGAATTTATAATTTCCATATATATATATTTGTCTATATTAAATTATCTATTTTTCAATAGTATTTAAATACATTTATCGTGATGTATTTAAATGTGTAATTACAAAAAAAAAAGATGGTTTCTACCTTTTGTATTAATTATATTTTTAATTTTAATTGAAGAAGTGAGAGATTTTATATATTTACCAATTATTGTTTTTATAAGTTTTAGCGTATTATTTTGGAATTATCCATGGTTAGTTTATAGAACGGTTTCAAAACCATTTTATTATGAAGATTTATTTATTGATCAAAGTAAATTACCTAATTATGAAATATCAGATAAAATTAAAAAGAAATTTGAATATGTGTTAATTTATATTCTAATAATTACTAATTCATTGTTAGTAAGTGCTTTGTCAGATTATTGGTTATATAGATTAAATCACTTGACTAATTATTTTCAGATAGCTGGTGTAACAGGAGGCATTATTAAAATATTTCAAATAATTAACAATCTAATTTGTAGATTATTGCTTAAAATAATGAAGCGATGCGTTAATGATGAGAAAGAAAAGGAAGAGAAATTGGAGGAATTGAGAAGAGAAAAGGAAATTGAATTGAAGAATATTTTTTGGACAAATACATTGGATATAAAAAAACGACCGCGGGCAAATACAGAATAATATTTATATAATATATATGGCAAGTTTAGTTACCGCAAATCAGACAAAACTTTCTACTAATCAAGTATTAAAACATATTAATAATAAATTCAAAAAATTAAAAGAACTTAAAAAAAAACATGCAAACAGCGCAAAAATAAAAAAAAAAATAATCGAAGAACAAAAAAAATTAAGAGAAGAAGAAAGAGAAATAAAACGACAAGATAGATTATATAAAGCAGCAAAAGCAAAAGAAGCACGAGAATTACAAAAATTAGAACGAGAGATGTTAAAAAAGTTTAAACGAGAACAAAGAAACATGACAAGAAAAATGGAACGAGAACAACGAAAAACACGAAAAGTAATAGACACTGCTGATAAGAAAAATGAAGCAATAACAAAAATGTTAACTAAGCCTGGAGAAAGATTTGATGATGAAGAATTATTAAAAGAATTAGAAGCAATGATGAAAGATGGTCAACGATCAAAACGAAGAAAGAGAAAAACACGAAGAAAAAGAAAAACGCGAAGAAAAAGAAAAACACGAAGAAAGAAGAAAAGAAAAGGTAGAAAAACTAGAAGAAAAAAACAAAGAGGTGGTGGGTGTCCAAAGAATGATCCAGATTGTCGTTATAGACGTATCTAATAGAATTAGTTAATATACCATATAAAATATATAATTACTTTATATGATATTCATTCCAAATGAACTGTTTTTTATAGTATATCAATTTGTTGGTCCAAAAGCATTGTATTTAAATAAAGAGTATTATAGTTTTTTACAGGACAAAAAAAAACCTTTTTTAGAAAAACCAATACGTTTACATTATACAATTGTCCAATGGTATTATAATAATAATAATGGAAATAGACATATTATAAATACATCTAGAAGAAAACGAAGACCAACAATGAAAATGATACCACGATTACATATAGATGTTTCAGGTAATTATGGTATACATGTAGGAGAAAATAATGAGATTACAATAGAAGAAAAATTATCAAATATTATTATACCACCACAATATCGATATAATAGAGCCAGTGTCTATATAAATACAACAACAGTTTTATCAGAAATACATAGTTTATATTCGGAAAATATAAATTATCTAAACGATTATTCTAAAATTTGGAATATTTTTACATAGAATTAGCAGTTGTTGCTGATGTTGTAGCAGCAGCATCATTTCTAGTAAAAACTTTAAAGCATTCATAGATTTTTGCGGATTCATCAATCGCAAAAACGCCTCTTCGTTGTGCTAGGTTCAAAAATTGAACCATTACATTCAATGCTGTATTTTCATTTGTTACAGGAACATCAACCAATTTAACTTGTTGTTCTTGTGGTGCTGTTGGGGTTTGGGTTGCTTGTGCTGTGGTATTATCCACAGGCATTTCGGTCATTTTGACATTTTCTACTTCTGACATTATATTTTTAATACAATAATTCTTTTTAAATTATAATTTAATTAATTATTATTTCTTGGAACCATACCCATTAAACTATCCAATTTGTTTAACTTTGATATAGTTTTCTCCAGGGCTCCTCCGTTAAATGAATTATTAAATAGATATTTTGTTCCAGAACCAATTTCATGTTTTTTAATTTGCTTATATACTTGATTTATGTTTTTCTTTATTTTTTCTATTAATGGTTCGTTGTTAATGATTTTAATATTTAAGTTATAATAATCCGTTATTAATGATACTGCGAAATATATTAAAAATCTTCTTTTTCTTTTAGATGCTGGTGTAAATCTTGAACAAAAAATAGTCAACAATGATTTATTTATTTTTAATACACTATTATGTTTCCTAGTAGAAGCATGTAAAATACAATCCCATATCATCCAAACTATATCTTTTTGATTATTTGTACTTACTGGTATTGTAGATCGTCTTTCACAAATAATATTTATTTTTTTTTCTTTTTGACATTTTTTTTCATATTCTAAAATCCATTCTATCCAATAAATAGAATCCATAAAACTTTCTGATTTTCTAGACATATGGTAACATAATTCATTTAACGCTACAAATAATTCTTTTGGATCTTCTTTCATAAAAATACTGTTACAATAATTTAATGTATCTGCTTTTAATCGTGTTTGCATTTCAATGATCTTAAAATCTTTTTCGGTTACTTTTGATTGAACTAACCCTTGTTTTTTATTAGATAAAGCCAATACACAAATTATTTCACAAAATAATTCACGGGTTTCCATATTATTTCTCATTTTAAGTTCATTATTTATATAACCATTTTGAACTAACTCTTTAAATTTGTTATATCTTAGTTCTATATAAATTGGTAATTTTGGATTTCCTAAATGTATATATTTACTAGTTACCAATAATATTGTTTCCCATAAATCCATAAAATGACCGCTACACACTAATTCAGCACACCAATAACATGCTTCTTCAATTTTATTGTCTCTTATACTTTTTATTAATTCTTTTTTAACATCTGATTTTTTGTATTTAGAAAATGTAATATTTTTGAAATCTTTTTGTGTTCTCTTATCATCAATTTTAAATTTATTCATTTAATATAAAAAATATAAATAAAAAATAAAAATAATACATATATGAAATTGTTTAAAAAATTTATGAGAACTTATAAAAAATCCACATTTTGGTTTAAATTTATTACATTTTTGATAGGTTTGTTAATATTAACAATATTAATTAATAAATTTACTCCTATTAATGAAGGGTTTTCACAAAAACAAAAATTCCTTTTAAAAACCAATGATGATTTATATGATGATTTTACGGCAGAAATATATGATGATTTATTATTTGATTCGAGAAAAATAGATTTCCAAATAAAAGAAATTAAAAGAAATACAAAATTAAATAAAAAATCATTTGTTTTAGACATAGGATCTGGAACCGGTCATCATGTAAGAGTATTAAATAATGATAATATTAAAACAATTGGTTTAGACAAATCAAAAGCGATGGTTGAATTTTCAAAATCTAAATATCCAAAAATGAAATTTATTCATGGAAGTGCTTTAACATCATCATTGTTTGACATGGGAACATTTAGTCATATAACATCATTTACTTTTACACCATATTATATAAAAGATAAATTAACATTTTTTAGGAATTGTTATGATTGGTTAAAACCTGGAGGATATTTAATAATACATTTAGTAGATAGAGAACGATTTGATCCTATTATAAATGCGGCGGATCCTCTTCATATGGTATCACCTCAAAAACATGCCAAAAAGCGTATAACTAGTAGTGTAGTAAAATTTAAAGATTTTCAATATAAAGCAAACTTCAAATTAGAAAGTGATAAAAACATTGCGACATTTGAAGAAAAATTTATAGATGATGGAACTGGAAATGTTAGGAAACATATTCACACATTATATATGCCAAAACAAAATCATATTTTAGCTTTAGCAAAAAATATAGGTTTCAAACTTAAAGGTTCTATCGATATGGTAATGACACAATATGAATATCAATACTTATATATTTTGGAAAAACCCAGATAATTTTATAAAATAATGTATTAATGACTAAATATATTATTTTGTTATTGCTATCTATCTATTCTTTATATTATATTGCTTTTCGGCTAACGATCCCGTTTTGGTCAAGACAACCAGTATTTCATTTGCATAATTTATTATATTGGATTAATCCACCGGGAATTATAGAAAAAGATTTGAAAATAGATTATAAATATTATGATTCTACTATTGAATTTTTAGAAATTGATAAATTATCAGATAAAACTATAAATGATTTCCATACATTTATTAATGATGAATATTTACCTGGGCAATTTGAAACATATAAACCAACAAAAAAAGCAATAACATCAACATTATTAAATCATAATGATAAATCCTATATTTCACTTAAATATAGTTTTGATATTGAAAATAATAAATTTGTGAATAAAAAAATTATAGCTTCAATGACAACAATTCCAATAATGTGTCATATTAATAATAGAAAATTTAAAGTATTATTTACAGACTTTATGTGTGTTGGTAAAAATTTTAGAAAAAAAAATATCGCTGCTAATATAATTTATACACACAATTACAATAGTAGGCTTAAAAATCACGGTAATATTGGAATGTTTAAAGGTGAAGGAAAAGTAACGCTTATAACACCAATCACAATTTACAATACATATTTATATGATTTATCACTATGGCCAAAAAAACATAAATTTATCGCAAATAATATTAAATTAATTTTAATAGATGATACAAACTTTACTATATTGTTTCATTATTTAAAGCATATTAAATCACAATTTGCGTGTTATTTTCAAATAAATATAGAAAATATAAGAGGATTGATAAAAGATAAAGTTATTTATATAACTATTTGTTTATCTGATGATAAACCGTATGGTTGTATGATGTTTAGAAATTCATTTACTAGTTATGATAATAAAAACAGTATAGAATGTTATGGTTCATATTTTGATACAGTAAGTGATAAGGCAATACAATATTTGTTTTATAATTCATTATTAATGATAAAAAACAAATTGAATTTTAATTTTATTTGGATAGAAAATATATCACATAATAATAAAATTTTGAATGTCATTTTCAAACATCATACTCCTAAAGCTACAACAACAATTAGCTATTATTTTTATAATTATGCCAACAGACCTTTTTTATCAAAATCGGTACTATTACTAAATTAGCGAGTATATCTTCCAGCTCTTGCAAATGAATCAACAACAAAAATTACAAAAACGCCTAAAAACAAATATAAAATTAATTCTTCAGTAGTATTTCCATTTTTTATATCTTTTTGTTCTTCAAGCATATGGATCATATAATTTAATTTTTCTAAAAGAACATCTTTACTGCCATGTAAATTTGGTGAATTATTAGCTTGTGTAAAATATGGTATAAATTGTTTATAATATTCATTTGTGACAGCATTATTTGTTAAATTATCAAATGCTTCTGGTTGAACATTATTATCTTCATCTTCATTTTGATTTTCATCTTCTTCTTGTTTTTGATTTTGTTGTGTTAATTCTGGTTTTGGTGGAGGATTGAAATCTGCTAAATTTGATTCATCTGGATTGTCTAATCCTTCCATAGAATTTAGGAATGTTTCTACTTTTTCATTTTTTATTTTATTATTGTATCGTCTTTTACGTGTGAAATTATTTTTACTTCCTATTTTTTTATTTTTTTTTTCATTCCAATCTATTTCTGAAAAATGTAATGCCATACTTATAAAAAATGTAGATTATAATTTATTATGTATAACTGAAAAATATATATTTCCTAATCTATATATAAATGAATTATATTGGTGAATTTGCATTATTAGCAATACTAATTGTTGTTTTTTATCAACGAAATAATTTTTTGACATCACAATTAAGACATAATCGTACAACATTTTTATTAATTGTTATAGGATTGATGTTGTTTTTGGGCAGTTATCATAAATATAATATGTGTTATATTTTAGCTTTCATTGTTGTAGTATTATATTCAAATACAATTGAAGGTATGAATAAATCTATAACAGAAATGGCAAAACAAGCAGAAACAAACCAAGAAGAATATCCGGAAATGGGACAAGAATTTAAAAATGAAGCAGCGCCTGGTCAAGTATTAAATCAAACTGATGAAGATTTCAAAAAAGAACGAAAATTGAAAAAAGATTTAGCAGAAGAATTTTCAAATTTAAATCCGATGAAATTATCGAATATGAATATGGTTGATAATGATAGAACCATGAAATTAAATGCTTTAAAAAATAGTGAAGTTGCGAAGTCTAATCCAAATGAAGTAACTAATGGAGTTGTAAATGATGTTAAAGATGTTTTGGATCGTGTAAAACGATTGGAACTTTTACAAGAAGAAGCTGAAGCAGAAGAATTTGAAGATGGTGAAGAAGAAGAAGAATTTTAAAATAATATAATCTTAAATTTATATATGAAGATTTTATTATTCATATCAATTGTATTTATTATTATAGCAATTAATTTAATTATAAGTTGTCCGACAAAAGAAGGATTTATGAAAAATAAAAAAAAAGAAGCAGATGAAGATAAAGATGTTTCGGATAATGTTCAACCAGAGAAACCTTCTTTTATTTTTGAAAAAAAAGATTATAATGACGATGGTAACCCTTCGCAAAAATTTTTAAAAACATTTCAAAGACAAAAAATAGAATTTGATGGTGAATTTTCATTAAAAAGTCTTACTCCTGAAATTCCAGATAACGAACAAGAAGCTAAAAAGATGCAGAAAGAAAGAGATGCCAAAAGAGAAGAACAAAAAAAAGCAAAAAAAGAAACACAGAGAGAAAGTGAAAGACAAATAAAAAGAAGAGAACGAGACGCCAAAAGATTTTGTATAAGTAGTATACCAAAAACATTATGGCAATGGATTACAGAACCATTTAGAGAAATTTATCGTTGGGTGGTCTACAAATTTCGATGGATCGGTAAATGTGTTGATGCAAAAATATTTATTGTTAAAAAAATATGGGACATACTAAAATTAATTTTTTATGGTTTCCGGGATGTAATGTATGATATTATTATGTTTCCATGTAGAAAACTTGGAATTGATAAAGCATATAGACCTTTATGGAGATCAAAAGTTAATGTTTATAATAGTATTACCAATCCTATTAAGGAATTACTAACATGGAAAAAATTAAAAATATTACGAGCTTTAAAATTCATTTGTTAATTATATTTTCTATAATTATATTAAGTATGATTACAAAAGTAGGAGAATTATTTAAAGGTGTAAATAACAGTCCTTTTTTTGCTGGAATAGTTATGATTATGTTAAATATTGGGTCGAAATATGTAACAATTGAATTAAGTAAATCGCAAGAACAATATTTAAGGAATTCTATTGGAAGACAAATACTTATTTTTGCTATTTCATGGATGGGGACAAGAGATATTATTACTGCGTTAATTATTACCGGTGTTTTTCATATATTAACTATGCATTTATTTCATGAACAAAGTCCTTATTGTATTATACCAATTAAAATGAGAACATATGAAGACATATTAGATTTAGATGGGGATGGTGTTGTTTCAGAAGAAGAATTAAAAAAAGCAAAAGAATTATTAAGTAAGGCTACAACACAAGAAAAATCAAGAAAACAAATACAAGCAGTAGGTTATTTTAAAGAAAAATTATAAAAAATCATTAATAAGATTTAGTTATGGGTATGAATTTATCAAAAAATATGTAATTACATATAAATGTGTTTTAAAAAATCATACAAAATACATCCTATAAATTTTAAAAAAGCTGAAAAAGATTTCAAAACAAATGAATGTATAATATGTTTAGAAAAAATCACATATGGTAGAGCAGTGTTAAGTTGTGGTCATCATTTTCATTCAACGTGTGTTTTGAAATGGTTTGAAAAAAATTTAACGTGTCCAATGTGTAATCAAAAATTTGTATGGGAATGGGTTCATAAAAAAAAGTAAATATCATTATTTTAATTTCTATATTAATTATAATAATGAGTAAAATGACATATTGTGAAAAACATAAAGCTGGAATGGAAAAATCAAAAGAAAGAATGAGACAATTAATAAAAGAAGCACAAGAAAATGGAACAGATATTTTTATAAGTGCTTATAATACTTTCAAACCATATCCTTTAAAAGACCATTCGAAAATAGATATGAAAAAAATAAACAATAGAAAACTGAAAGAAATATTAAAACATATGATACAAATAGCCAGGGTTCAATTATCTAGACCAACACAGGATATGATACGCTTAAAGAAATTAGATCATGAAGTTAAAATAGCAAATGAAATTATAAAGCATATACAAGAAGATATAATTAACGCGCAAAATAAAGGACAACAACATGATGCTTATGATCAAGAAATGAAATCTCAACAAAATAGTATAAATGATTTTCAGAAACAAATAGATAAATTAAAAGACCATATTAAAAAAAAAAAAGAGAAAGGAAATATTCCTGTATCATTAGGAAAATCAACTGATAATAAACAAGCTTTTTCACATTTTGATACTGCGGTTGATATGTTATTTTCAAATATTACTGGAAAAAAAGGAAAAATGGATGATATATTAAAAAATGTTGAACGTTTAAAAATTCAAGATTTGAATAGACGATTAAATAATACAATAAAAGAAGATTACTCAGATGAATTGGCTCATTTAGAAATTTGGGGGAAAAATGATAAATATGGTAAAAAATACGATAAAGACTTTTTTCCTGAAAAACAAATTGACGGTGATTTTTTTCCGCTTAAAATGGGCAAACATGAAGATTATGGTTATATACCAACTCCTGAAGATTTAAAAAGAGATGCTGTAAATTTGTTTAAAACTCATATTCATACTGGATCAGGAAAACGTAGGAAAAAAAGTAAAAAAAAAAAATATAAAAAAAGAAAAACAAAAAAAAAACGAAACAGAAAAAAAAGAACTAAAAAAAAGTATTAATCATTTTTGGACTTATTTTCTATAACATCTTCCAATTCTTTCAATCTTGTGTTTAATTTCTTCATTTCTTCCAATATTGCCGCTTTTTCTTCATGTTCGAGTTCTTTTTCATGAGCATCTATTTGATAATACCAATTATAAGCACCAGTTATACTATTGTATCCAATTTTTACAACATTATAACCTAAATCTACAGCCTCATATAATACAAAACCTAAAACCATTTTATATTATATAAACAAATTATTTACAATGATAAATTAACAACATTTTTTGCCGAAGCACTACGTTTACTTCTTTTTGGCAATGATAAATCACTTTTTAATTCTTTCACGTCGTCTAAACTTATAGTTGATTTATTGTCTTTTATATTCATATTTACTCGTTTTGTTTTTAATCCAGATAAGATTTCTCCAATATCACTTGGTCCCTTCATTTCTTGACGTTTTGATTTTTGTTTTTTTGATTTACCGATAGTTGCAAACGTGCTATCCATATTTGTAGCATCATTGAATGTTGGTCTACCACGACTAAATCCTACATCTGGACGACTTGATGGAGGGCCTATTGGTGGTGTTGGAGGTCGTTTTCTCATTTGTGGTGGTGGTCCGGGTGGTGCTCCTCTAGGCGGTTGAACACGTGGTTCGTCATATCTATTATTCATAGCACCATTTACAAAATTACCAAAACCAGGATTATTCTTACTCATACTATTAACAGCAGCGTTTGTAAATTGTTGCATCAAATCTGGATTTTGTTTCATAATATCATCCATACCAGGCATTGCGGATTTAAACATTGTATTAGTCATATGTAACATAACAGCACTACCTCCCAACATAAATAATAATTTAATTTCTGGCGCCATTTTAGCTTTTGATGAATATTTTTCATGTAATTCTCCAAATACATCATCATATTCTTCTAAATTTTCATTTACTGCTTCTGCCCAACCATCTAATTTCAAGTCAAATGGATCAAATTTAGAATTCAAAAATTCTAAACCAGAAACAGCAGCCATCAACATTTTACCCTGAAATTTACAACTGTTCTTTTTTTCAACATCATTTTTAATCATTTCATATTCACCAGTCATTTCATCCAGAGAAGATTCCATGCCATATTTTTTTGTTAAACGAAAACCTTTTTTTTCCAATGCTTCTAATTTTCTTAGTGTCTTTAATTTTTCTCTCAATTCATCTTCTTTTTTCATAGTTTTTTGTTGAATATTCATATTTGGATTTACAGGTATTTCTGTAAATTTTTTGAAACCATCTTTATCTTTATTATCATCTTTACTCATTTCTACACCTAAAATAGGTTTATTAATATTATTTAACTCTTCTTTTTTTACTTTATTTTCATATATCATTTTATTAAATGATGAAACGGGTTTTGCTTCATTTATATTAAGATTAATGTTATTAGAATTATTATTTGTTTTTGGATCATTATTTAAATCCAAGTTATTAATTTCATTTAATTTAATATCAGAAGTAGGTGACCCAGGTTTTGAAACCTTTTTATTATTCATAAATAAATCAATTCCCGAACCAAAATTTACACTTTTACTACTTCCTCCAGGTGTCTTTGGTGAATCAATTACTTTTAATTGGGGTGAAATAGAGACATCATCAATATTAATTTTAATAGTTTCCATTACTTATGTTTTATTAAGAACTTTTAATTTTAAGTAAGACGCATTAAATATATATTATTATTTCGCTAAAATATTATTAAAATACCATAATCCTTGTAAATATGAATCTGCTAAATCATCTTTTTTTTTATGTTTATTAAAATAATCTAACCACTTGTTTATTCTCACGTTATCTATCAACTTTTCTCTTGTAATTTCAATGCCCTTTTTTTTTCTTTCCTTATATGTTGTTTTTTTTGTTTCTAAATGATCTTTTAATTTATTTGATGGCGATATTTCTTCGATTTTATTAACATTATTATGTATGAAATATTGCATTATCATTCCCTGTAAAGTTTTCATTCTTAAAGCTAATGGTCCAATTTGATTTTCAACTAAAACATAATCAAAATTAATAGTTTTAAATTGTTCATCGAACATTTCTTTCATACATCTACCATATGAAACCAAATTCATTGACCTTGTATTTATAGTTTTTACAAAATGTAAATAATTTTCATCTAAATATTTATTAATTAACTGGATACAATTATCCTTCTTTTCTTTTTTTTTGTATTTTATATTCATTTCATCACATAAAAGTTTAACATCAAATACTTTTAATTTTTTTATAGCTTTTCTTTGTAAATTTTTGGTAGGTATTTTATAATTTGTTTTCTTAGCATGAATTTTACAATAATATTTATCATCGCGATAATATTTACTTGCGTTTTTACACGGTTTATTATTTTTCATTTTACCACAACAATGTATGTTATCATCTTTACATAAATTAATAACTCCCCATTGTGAAATAAAATATTCTTTATTATGAATAACAAAATGGCAATATGCTAAATGCTTCATACCCACGTCAATTGATAATAAGTTCATATACTTATTTTATATTAATAATCTTATATATTTTTAAAAAATATATAAATTAAGCACGTAATTTTAATAATTCTTCTTGTGTAAGAATAGGTGATACCAATTGACTTTGTAGATCTTTTCTTGTTAAATATACATTTTTAAGATCAGAACTTTCATATCCATAAGGAGCGGTTGAATCAGAACAAGATTGATAAATATATTTATTATTTGTAGGTTTTTTATTATAATGTAAATTTTTAGCAAAACAACATTGATCGCTACTATTAACAGCGTTTGTTTTCATGATATTTTCAGCATTTTGTGTTAAATATTGTCTATATTGGTAATTATCATTAATTCCTGCTGATTGTTTAATCATTGTATTTCTTATACAAGCAGGATCTCTGGATGTAAATAGTCTACCATCACTCATTAATGCTGGATAATCAAAATGGATATTATTAGAACCTGAATAACACGTACCCCAACTCATTTATATAATTATCATATAAAAATTTATTCTGCTTTTTCTATTAATTCAATTAATTTTGGTTTTGTTAAACTTTTATATCTTTTTAAATTTTTCTTTTCTGCTAGGTATTTCAATTCTTGAACCGTTAATTTATCTAAAGGTTTTTTTTCTTCTGCCTCATTATCTTCGATATCACTACTAATATCATCTAAACTATCATTTTCTAAATCATCATTTTCTTGTTGTTCGTTAGATTTTTGAATTAATAATTCGGAAATATTTATGTTTTGGGGTGGTTCTATAGTAACCGTTTCATCATCAGTATTTCTTAAACTATTTGTTTCTAAATTAATAGATTGAACATTTAATTCTTCAACTACGTCATTTTTATTATCAATTACTGTTAATGTCTTTTTACCTTCATCATTTTCATCACTATCGTCACTATCGTCACTACAATCACTATCGCTTCCACTTTCACCACTATCGTCTACATCACTATCGTCATCTTCTGAAATTTCAACCAAATCACTTGGTGTTTCTAAAACTTCTTCCATTTTCATAAATTCTCCCATATTTTCTTTTGTTCCATGTACACTATATTCCATATTATGGTCGTTAATTACTTTTTGTTGTTGTTGTATAATTTCAAAAACAGCATTTACTTTATTCACAACATTGTTTACTTTTGAATTGAAATAAACAAATAACCCAACGGAAAATACTAAAGTAATTCCTAAATTAATAGCCAAATCTCTGGATATCATATTAATTAATTAAAACATAATAATACTTCTAAACAAACGAACTATAAACTCTTTAATATTTTTTCACTTTTTTTTAAGATACTTTTTGGATAATTCAAATCTTGTAATACACAAATAGCACCTTTAATTTTGGATATTCCGGGTATTACTTTATATGAATATTTTGGTTTATTTTTTATAATGCTTGTTTCCATATTTTCATTTGAAATATTTTTATTTTTATCTAACAGTTTACATAATTTAACAAAGTGTGTTGTCAGCATAAAATTAATATTTTTCTTTTTTGATATATAATTCAAGTAACCGTAACCACTGCTTATAGCTTCATATGGATTTGTTCCTGAAAATAATTCGTCGAATATACAAAAATGTCTTGCCTGGGCATTTTCATCTATATTTGTTAAAATATTTTTACATCTTCTCGCTTCGGCTTGAAATAAACTATCTCTGGCGGATGTATCTGGTATATTTATATAACAATGAATATAATCATAAGGACAAATTGTTCCTGAGGTATAATAACCAAATCCCATTTGTTGTGAAAACAAAATGTTTATGATAGTGGATTTTAATAATGTTGTTTTCCCAGCAGCGTTTGGACCTGTTATGATTTTATTTTTTGATAATTTTATATCATTTTTGATTATTTTTCCTTCAATGGCTGGATGATATAGTCCGCTGAATTTAACCTCAAAACCATAGTTACACTGATTTATTTTTTTGCTGTTAATATTTTCTCTTAAACCACATAAATTATCAATATATCCATTAAATCCTAAACTATAATTCAATATATTATTTAATTCATCATTATTGTAGATGGTGTAATATTCTTTCATTATGCTACCCATATCAAATAATCTTTTTCTAAAAGAACCTGTTAATTCTAACAAATCCAAACCTTTATTAAATTTATAAAGTTTATCTCTGTACATGTCTAATTCCAATGAAAATTTCTTATAAGATGGTAAATTTTTTATTTTAAATAAAACCAAATCAATATTTTTTAATGTTGTTTCACCATACTCTTTTATTGTATAAATGTTATCCGTAATTAAATATATATTCTTATAAAACCGATAACAGTTGATAACGTTTTGATATATATTATAAAAATAAATCCATACCATAAACAATAAATAAACTTTTTTATACATGGGAACACTCGTGAAGTTAAATAACGCTTGTCCGATAATGTGATTTTGAAATTGCTTTGTTAATACTTTTTTATACATTTCCATATTGAGAGGCACTCTCATTAATTTTAAAAGAATAAATGGAAATACAATAGCAAACAACGGACTAAATAAATTCCACACAGGAGATGTTATATGATAAAAAGATGTTATAGTTAAATAAAACTTTGATTGATTTAGCCAGGATAATTTATCCCAACCCATATAATTGTATTTTTCAATAAAATTATTATCTTCCTTTATTTTTCCCCAAACCATTGTCATTTTATCAATATTTTCTTTATTTATTGATATATCATGTATGTTTTTGTATAATTTTTGCGTATCGTTTAAAAAATGTGTATCTGTTGTATAGTTTTCACACCAATTATCAATACATTGTTCACCTATGTTTGTTTGTGGATTTAAAATATGTTGATATATTGATTTTTTTGATGGATCTATGTTTTTTGTTAATTCCAAATCTTCTTTTAAATTAGGAAAAATTTTTCTTGCTTTTTCATTGTATTCGATTGGCAATTTAAATAGTTTATATACCTGTTGTGTGGGTTTTTCTTTTTCAATCTCCATTAAGAGAAAAAAAGAAAATAAGATTGATTATACGACGAATTAATATCCTAAATGACTTGTATAATTACTTGGCATTTCTTTAATTACAGTTTTATAATGTTTTTCAATTCTTTCAATTTTGTTTTGGTCATGTTTTGTTAAAAAATTAATAGCTACTCCTTTTCTACCCCATCTACCAGATCGTCCAATTCGATGTAAATAAGTATGTTCCGATTTTGGAACATCAAAATTAATAACAATACTTACTTGTTGAACATCAATTCCTCTTGCAAATAAATCAGATGTTATTAGAACACGACAACCACCATTTTTAAAATCTTTGAAATTTTCTTTTCGTTCAACTTGACTCATTTTTCCATGTATTTTTTTTACAGGAAATTTATCTTCAATCATAGCAGAATATAAATCATCAACTCTTCGGATACTATTGCAATAAATAATTGCTTGTGAAACTGCCATCGCTTCAAATAGATCTTTTAATGTTGCGTATTTATGTTCATCTCCATTTAATTTAATATAATATTGCGCTATACCTTGTAAAGTTAACATCTCAGATTTAACTAAAATCTCAGTTGGATTCCTCATAAATTTTTGAATTAATGGGGTCAATTCATTTGGTAACGTTGCACTAAACAAACCTATTTGAACATTTTGATTAACAAACGAAAAGATTTTATACATTTGATCTTTAAATCCTGTATCTAGCATTTCATCTGCTTCATCAACAATAAGTAAACTTATAAATTCAGTATTCAAATATTTACGTTTAATCATATCATGAACACGTCCAGGAGTTCCTATAACTATATGTGGGGTGTTCCTTTCTAAATTTTTTTTACTTTCTTCTATATTTGTTCCACCAATCAATAATTGTGTTTGAATTTTTAAATATATACTCAAACTATCTATAACGCCTTGAATTTGTCGAGCCAATTCGTGTGTAGGCGCCAAAATTAATACTTGTGTTTTTTTAACCGATTGATCGACAATTTGTAAAGCACTTACACTAAAAGCACCAGTTTTTCCTGTTCCTGATTGAGCTTGTGCGATAATATCACGACGTTTACCATTTTCTCTAATTTTAGTCATTGGTTTTATAACTTTTTTTTGTACGGGACTGGGTTTTTCAAACCCTATGGCATATATGCCACGTAATAAATGCGTGTCCAGATCTATTTCTGGATCATCCCATTCATTAATTTCAGAATTTAATGCAGTAGAAGACATTGATATTTAATTAAATTAAAATCTGTTTAAGTGTATTTTTATATTAAATTGAAAACAATATAAAAAATAATTAAAATGATAAAGTATGTCTATGATAAAAAAGCAATATACATATGATTTTTTTGAAAAATTTACAAACATTGATCATGAACAATATGTTACAAATGATGTAATAAATATTATTAATGAACTAGCTAATAAAGTAGGTGCTCCAAATTACAATAAAACACCCAATTTCCAAAAATCTTATAAAAAGAAGAAACATTTATCAAAAGAAGATTGGGATGCTATACGAAATTATAAACCAACTATTTTGGAGAAAAACATAGAAGGTATTGATGCTGATATTGATAAAATAAGATCATATTTGAATAAAATGACAGATGATAATTACCAAGAATTATATATTCAAATTAAAGAAGTTATTAATATTTATATTGATAATAAAGAATCGTTAAATAAAATTGGTAATATTATATTTGAAATGAGCAGTATAAATAGTTTTTGGTCTAAATTATATGCCAAACTTTATAAATGTTTGATAGAAGATTATCAAGTTATGAAAGAAATATGTTATGATAATTTCCATAATTTCATGGAATTGTTTGAAAAAATAGAATATGTATCTCCAGAAGAAGATTATGATAAATTTTGTCAAATTAATAAAACAAATGAAAAAAGAAAAGCGCTGAGTAAATTTTTCATAAACTTAATGAACAATGACATTATTGAAAAAGAAGAAATCATCAGTATAATTATGCTATTAATAGAAGTAACAGATCGTAATTTAGAAAAATCTGATAGTAGATATATTATTGAAGAAATATCCGAAAATTTGTATATTTTAATAATTGATGGGAAAAATCATATAGAAAGCCATGATGAGTGGTACAATATTGTAGGAAAAATGGAATATTTTTCCTTATTGAACATAAAAGAATATGCTGGTATTTCATCTAAATCGTTATTTAAATATATGGATATTTATGAAGAAATTGAGTAATTAAATATATATAAGAATATTGTTATATATTTAATTAATGAATCCACTTAACATGCGAATTACAGAAGTTAAAAAACATATGAAGCGACGTAATTATGATAAAGACATTGAAGAGATAAATAATGAAATTGAAAAAATTAAGTTGGAAGACAATGATTTTTCTGATTATGATTCCGCTTATGCTCAAATTTTAGATTATAAAACAAATTATCTGAAAAAAGATTTAATCAAAATCGCTGAATATTATGATATTGATATAAGAAAAAAAACAAAAAATATATTGATAGAAGATATATTATCATTTGAAAATAATCCAGAAAATTGTATATTAGTAGAACGACGACAAACTATGTGGTTTTATTTAAATGAATTAATGGATGATAACTATTTAAGAAAATATATAATATTTGATTAAGATATATGGTTCAATCTAAAATAAATACAGATGTATCTTACAAAGAAAAAAATGATATACATAAAAAAGATGACGAAATGGAGGCTTTTTTATATAGTTATCCAATTTTAGGATTTGATTGTACAATTTGCCTGGGTAATATAAATTATGATCATGCTGATAAAAAAATATTATTTACAAGAATATATTCTTGTATAAACGATTCAATTGATGAACAAATAGGAATATTTGAATTTAAACCATCTGATAATATTGAAGATAATGATGGTGATATTGATTTGGAAAAAATAAACGAACCATTATTATATAGTTTTGTTACTAAAAAATATTTAAAAGCTAGATTTCCAGAAGAATTAGAAGAGGACGAAAATGAAACAAAATATGAAAATGAAGAAAAAAATATATATGATGATGATGAAGTTGATTTAAGCGATGACGAAGTTAATGAGGTAGAAGAAGATGAAGAGGAAAATGAAGAAGAAAAACCAGATGAATTATTTGATGATGATAAAAATGTTTTTAAACAATTAGAAAATGCGGATGAACACATAGAAGAAGGACAATCTTTAACACAAGATCAAAAAGAAAGAGATTTGTATGTTAATGAAGCACATAATACATGGGTAGAAAAATTTTTACATAATAATAATTATGACATACAAAATGTAGAATCGAATGGCGATTGTTTATTTGCTGTTATTAGAGAAGGTTTAAAAGGAATTAACAAAGAAGTTACCGTAGAAATGTTAAGAAAAATGTTAGCTGATAATGTACAAGAAGAAAAATTCCAAGAATATAAACAGTTTTATACTGAATTTATAGATGAAATAAAAAAACAAACAACTTTGATAAATAATATTAAAAAAGAATATAAATTATTGGGACAACAGATAACTTCTGAAAAAGACAGAGATACCCAAAAACAATTAGCATCAAAAGGTAAAAAATTAAAAAAGAAATTTCAACAGGAAAATAATAGTTTAAAGATTACAAAAGAATTATTAGGTGAATATCAATTTATGAAGAATATAAATAATTTGGTTGAATTTAAAACTATTTTACAATCTTGTACATTTTGGGCAGATGCCTGGGCAATTGATTTATTAGAAAAAATAATCAATTTGAAGTTAATTATATTTAATTCTACTAATTATACAGAATCGGATCGTGATAATGTATTACAATGTCAAATTGCATCTAAAGAGATAGAAGAAAATAAAACAGAATTCAATCCAAAATATTATATTTTAGCTGATTATACAGGAAATCATTATAAATTAATCACATACAAAAATAAACGTATATTTACATTTAAAGATATACCATATTCGATTAAAAATTTAGTTAAAACAAAATGTATGGAATCAAGAGGTAATACAATATATAATTTCATTCCTGCTTTTAAAGATATGTTGGGTGATAACGTTGAAGAAAATATAATAGAAAAAGATGGTTCTTCTATTTGTGAAGTTCAAAATGAACCAAAAGAAAAATCATATAATGATGAAATTGTTTTCCAATTTTATAGTAAATCTAAAGATGCAATGCCTGGTAGAGGTGCTGGTGAAAAAATGCCAATTGGACAAGAAAAATCATTTGCGGAATTAAATCAAATCAAAGATTGGAGAAAACAATTATCAAATTTTTGGGTTGCCGAATTTGATGCTGATGGTAAAAAATGGAATAGTGTAGAACATTATTACCAAGGAAGTAAATTCAAAAATTCACATCCTGTTTTTTATAGTAAATTTTCGCTATCACATGAAGATCATGAAGAAGAACCACAATGGATAAAACAATTACCAAAAGAATTATCAAAAGATCCTGTTATTGCTCAACGATTAGGAGGAAAAAGTGGAATATATAAAAAAATAAGATATAGACCAAAAGAAATTAGAATGGACGATGATTTTCTAATAAATAAATTCAAAGTTATGGAAAAGGGACAATATGCCAAATATAGTCAAAATGATGATTTAAAAAATATGTTATTGTTAACAAAAGACGCAAAGCTACAACATTTTATTAGAGGATGTAAGCCGGTTGTATTTCAAGATACTATAAAGTTAAGAAAACAATTTAATTCAACGTAATTTTTATTATAAGAAATTATAATAAAAATAACCAGTTTATATATATAATGAAATTATCAAAAAAATCGGAAAGTACTATAAAGTTTTTATTAAAAACAAATGAAGATAAAAAATCAAAATTTCCAAATATAAATTCAATTATAAAATCATTTCATAAAGAAATAATAATATCCGAAAAACATGTTAAATTAATAATACCCACCATTAAAAAAAAATTTAAAACTATTACAAATATCAAGAAAATATCTACATTAATTCATTTTTCTCCAAAACGAATAAAAGAAGAAATAATAAATCACCATAATAAATTATTATCTTACGAAATAACATTATTAAATAAGAAAATAATTATTAATTGCCTATTGAAAGAAAAAGATTTAAATTATATATACAAATATGACAATATGATATCAATAATGTTAATATGGTTAAAATTTGTATTTTCTTATACAAAAAACAATTCATTATCTCAATTAACAATAAATATTGCACTTACAGATTTTTTAAAGGAATTACCTAATAATAATTTAAAAATATTAGATCAAATCAATTGTAATAGTGGTTCTACATATGCGTGTCGAAAAGATACAGAAATATTTATTTATAGAAAAGAAGAATGGTTCAAAGTATTTATACATGAAACATTCCATTCATTGTGTTTGGATTTTTCTACTATGCCTGTTGAAAATTTTAATAAAAAAATTAATAAGCTATTTCCAATAGATAGCAAATTCAATTTATACGAAGCTTATTCAGAATTTTGGGCAGAAATATTCAATATATTATTTTGTAGTTATTTTACTATTGAACAGAAAAACGATTATAAAGAATTCAAAATGTTTTTCGATTTTTTTTTATACAATGAAAAAATACACAGCTTATTTCAATGTTCAAAAATATTAGATTTTTATAATTTGAAATATGAAAATTTATATAAAAAAGACGAAATAAGTAATTTGGCCAGGAAACAATACAAAGAAAATACAAATGTATTTTCATATTATTTTATCAAAAGCATCTTATTATTTAATGCTGAGAAATTTATGAAATGGTGTTACAAAAACCAAATTAATATTTTAGTATTCACAAAAAATACCAATCATTTAAATACGTTTTTTAAATTTATCAAAGAGCATTACAAACGTAATGATTTTATAAAGAATATCAACAAATTACAATTAAAATATCATAATATAAATAATGATTTTCTTTCAAATAACTTAAGAATGACTGTTTGTGAATTAGAATTAGAATTATAATAAATTGATATATAATCATACAATTATTATATATCAAAAAAT